TAATCTCGATTTCTATGGTGTCAAGTGGTAAATCAAATAATTATAAAATTTCTTCAACTTCGTCTAGCCAACATTCGTTGTTAAATGACAGATTAGAAGTTAATTGCTTGGTCTGATCTGTTACTTCGGCAACGATCCATTCGTTGTCATCTTCAGGGTTTGCATCACATTCAATGATGATATGAAGTCTGATTTTCTTTGGTATATTATTATTTGGTGTATTGTTCATATTGTAGTCCACGGATATGCCCATTTTTGCAATTCGATTTGTTCAGCCACAAACAGTTTAAGTTTGCGTGTGCTTACCAATAGTGTGCCTCTGTTGTGATGAGTGAGTTTGTACATCCTCACCTTTTTGCCATTCGGCGTTGAGAACATAATAACAGATTTTATTTTCAAGAATTTCCATCCTTGCTGTTCAAGCAATGTCCTGCATAATTTCACACTAAGTTCAGTCATGTTCTAGACTCCTAAGAAAATCATTGAACTCCATGTCAGACTCCATCTTCGCAAAGTGTTCTTTGTGTAAGTCTGCGAAATTGGTTGCGGCATCAACGCCCAGTCTGTCAAGATAAACTTCCAATAGTTTGGGCAATAACTTGATTCCCTGATCTGTCATCTTGCCACCTTTGGCATAATTCTCGGCTTCTGAAATAACTTGCCAGTTCACAGGATGATCCAAGCCACCACGCACAATGGGAACAATGTGATCTAGGTGATACTTTACTCCAGTCATCTCTTGGAGTTTAACACACAAATTTGCAAGTTCGTTTCGATATGCTTTTTCTTCAGAAGTTAATACAATAATCATTTTGCTTCTCCTAATTGCGTTTGCTTTGCTTTTCCATGTTCTAACCTTGACAGGATTTGCCCTGCGATACTCCGCAGAACGATTCAATGTTATCTGTTTATTTTTTAAGTACCATTTTCTACTTTGAATAGCATGGTATTCTTTATTTTTTTGTGGATCAGCGTATGTCATTGTGTCATGTTCTCCGCTTTGTATACAATACCAACCAAGAACTTAGCCGACTCACAGGCGGCAATGAATTGCAGTTGATTGTACTCTTTAAGATTCCGTGCATTATCCTTTGCCTGTGCAATAGCCGCCGACTCTTGTGCCTCAATCATGTGAAGCGTCTTGTTGCGAGCATTTCGCAATTTGGTAAATTCATTATCTAAAACGCCATCATACTCCTTCATTGGTATATTTCCTTTCGTTTGCTTCGCATTGACCACTCATCCATGCAGACTCGATCAGATTCTTGAATGTTTCAATGGTGATATGAATGTGATCCGTATGTTCGGGTGGAGTGAGTTGGATTGCCATTTTAAGGAAATACTCTCGGTTCATTTCCTGTTGTGTCATCTTCTCCATTATGCAATCTCCTGTAATGATTTTTCTACTCGACATAGTTCTTCCATCTTACCTGATGACCATGCCATGCCGATCAAGTTCCTGAACGCTTCGACTGTGATGTCGATGCGATCCTTGGTGTGTTCGGGTGGAGTGAGTACAATGCCGATGTTTACGATGAAATCCTCAGACATGGTTGTTGGTTGTGTGTCGCTCATAGTGTGATTATATCCTTGATTTGTTGTTGTGTCAAGCGGTAAAACGAATCTTTCTTGGAATTAACAGAATATATTTCCACAGTAGACGGCACATTGTCACGCACCACCGCTGCGGAGAATACGGTTTCATTACGGATTGTATCATAGATGTTGGCTTCACCTGTTGGCAAGCCATTGCGTAACATATTAACTGCCATCTTGGTTGCCCATTTCTCTGCGGCTGCTCGTGTGGCAAAGGTTTCGTGTGCTTCCAGTTCCTCTGCGTTATCGCTGAATGGATTGCAGTATGTTCCTTCGTATCTTGTGGGTGCGACTTGTTTCTGACGATTGAATGATAGGTTGCTCATACTAGTTAAACGATTTGGTTTGGAGTTTGTGACACCCATTTTCTATAATTTGTATAATTTGGAAATCTTGTGAGAATGCCGAAAGAATTTTTTTGTGTTTTACAGTATTGTGTGAAATGCTGAATACCATCCGTACTATAAAGTTTAAGTTTAAGTTTCTTGTAATCTTCCCATGATATGATCCAGTATTTTCCTTTATGGTATTGCATGATTCCCTTAAATACAGTTTCGTGAGTTAGGAAGTATTTGTGCGTGTCAGGTTTTTGTTTATGGTGAACGATAACCCAACGCACACATTTACCATTACGCCTGACCATTTGACGAAGGAATACTTTATGCTTTCCGTGTTCAAATTCTCCTGTCATCAGACAGATTGAAGAACCAAATTGTTCGTATATCTTAGGTTTCATACTAATTTCCTGTCAAAGATTTGGTGAACGAGATCATTATGTTTTTGGATTTGGTGGGTTTCTATGACATTAAAATACTGACGCACACATTCCGTTTGATTCTTGCCAACGGCAATTCCAATTTCTTTATCTTCGTAGACTACAGGGATACGATATTTACCTTCTGACTTGTACATAATGCCTTTGAGGGGAACTCCTGAATCTGTATAGTCTAATATGATTCTCCATTGCCATACGGTAGCAGATTCTTTCAGAGTTTCTAGCCACTTAACATAACAGAATGCAGACTCCGCTTGTAGTAGTGTTCTACGCCATTTCATAGTGTGACTCCTTGTTCTTGTTTTTGCCAATTCACAAATCGCATCACAGTATCGTGTATCGTCATACCCCCAAACATAAGGTCGGGTGTATTATCTCCAAAGGTTTTCACAGGATTAGGAATTGTGATTACATGAGTCACACAATCGGATTGTTTCGGATATTTCTTGATTCTGCCGTGTGCGTGATATGTGCCACCTTCAGAATCGTATTCGTTATATTGCCAGTCCCATTCTGTTGGGGACAATTTGAGAATTGATACAAAGTATACGCCTGTGTCAGTTGCGTGTTTTTTTGCTCGCCATTTCATGGTGTAACTTTCTCCTGTTGTTTCTGCCAATTCACCACTCGCATCACAGTATCGTGTATTGTCTTGCCGCCAAAGGTAATCTGTTCAGGCTCACTTTCACTAATTTTCCAAACATTAGGAATTGAGATATAATAATTACTAGCCGCACCAAAAGATTTTGGATATTTCATCATCATGCCGTGGGCGGTGTGTGATCTGCATTCATCGCAGCCACTTGCAAAGTCGTATTCGTCATAACGCCAGTCCCATTCTGTTGGGGATAACTTGCGAATTGATACAAAGAATACGCCTGTATCAGTTGTGTGTTTTTTTGCTTTCCAATTTATCATATTTCTATCCCATATCTTAAATCCATGAAACGCTGAACCACACGGAACTGCGTTTCCTCTATTATGACACTTCCAATGTTAGAGTTTGGACTGCGACTGTGAATCTCGTAGCAGCGAGGACTGGACTGTTCCATCGTGTTTGCATGAAACACATTATTGTCGAGGAATACTGTCCATTGCCAATGCGTCCTGCTGATCTTCACAATCCGCAGAGTGCCGCCCTTTACTTTCATTTCTCGTGAGTATTGCTTCATAGTGTGATTGTACCAAAGGTTGTTGAGTCTGTCAAGTGGTAAACCAAATAAATTTATTATTATTCGCTTTCCCAAAAGATGGCATTCAGGATGAACGACAGGCATCCCAACGCAAGGTAGCCGACCACAACGCAACACATAAACTTTAACGCTAATTCTATCATATCACTTTCTCCTGTAATCCTAGAGCGATCTTCTGATCCAATACATTATGCTTCATCCAACGACTCTTGACAATGAACCTGATCACCGCAGGAACTAGACGCTTGCCCTTTGTGCCACACTCTGTATCGAGCATGATCCAGTCCCTTTCCTTGCCGATGCAGCCCCACAATTCCTTGATGGTGTAGCGATTACGGTAGAATCTGCCTTCTTGTGCCATGTCCATGATGTCAACATACCAAATGCCACCTTGCAGAACGGCATGACCACGATAGAAGGTGTAGTCCCATACGCCATACTCATCAGGTTGCTCTGTTCGTTCCTGATAAGTCCATTGCCACAGCGCATCATGGTGCTTTACACGATTGGCTTGAAATTCATCGCCACACTTGAGAGTCTTTATGATACGGTCTTTCATGATGGTTCCTTGTAGTCTGTTATGATGTCTGATATGGTAAGTTGTCGTTTTATATCTTCAACGGCTTCGCTTGGAGTCATGCCGTGTCCCACTATGCCTTCGATTTTGCCTACAGAGTACGCCTCACGCTTACGCCTAGCAATGTAGGACACACTCTGTCGAACACGATAATACTCGCCAAGTCCCTGATCAGTACATTGCTCGACTTCCCAACGGAGTTGGTTCACCGCACTCTGTTCGGTTGTGCCGTGTCCGACTAGATCATCATGCTCCAAGGACTCGGCAAGGAATGTGGTAACCTTTACAATATCAAAACCGTAGGTGTCGCTGAACACATTGTCATCGGGGTATGGGTAGGCGTTGTCGATCATTTGAATGCCTCTGATAACTGAATGTATCTCCATTCCTGCCCATCGAGTCTATCATGCCAACACACTTCCTCTACGGCTTCCTGCGTAGGATAGGCAGAATGAGGTTGCCATTCTCCCCAAATCCGACTCTCCTCATCTAACTTGCGAACTAATAATAAAAACATTATTTGCCACCTTTCTGTCGAAGTTGTCGGTCTAGATCATGTAACGCACCTTCGCTAGTGTCACCACGCCCTACGCAGTCGTTCTCGCCGTCTTGAAATGCGACCCACCAACGAGATTCCGTGATGCGTACTGTGCAGTCCTGCCATACGATCTCGTCCATTGAATTGCGATTCCAATTCCTGACGGCTTGACGCAGGTTGGCTTCGGCTTCATGCGAAGTGCCGCCTGTGCCAACCAAACCGTCTTCCTGTCGTGCTTCAAATACGATGTGTTCTAGGATGTGTCGTTGTGTAGTTGTCATAATGAGTAAACGCTTTCTTGGTTAGAGTGTGACAGAATAAAAAGAAAATTATTGTATGCTGCGACAATACTGATTGTGGTCATAATGGAGTTCCATACGCCAATCCTCAGAGGGTCTAGTGTAGTCCTGACGATCAGCACCACAGCGACGATCCATGAGAGTCTGTTCTTGCTGTGCCTCACTCCCATCATAGGGGTTGATACTATGAAATTCGGCAAGAGAATGAGAGTATTCTTCCTGTAGGATCATGTCTACATCATCCATGACTTCCTCAAGAGCCGCATTCATCAGACGAATACAGGCTATGTCGAGTGGTGTGGTGAACAGGTAGGTCATGTCGTAATACTTCTTGCCATGGCTGTTGCCGATGCGAAATACGGCTTGAACAGAAGTGCCGTCATCCTTGCCAAACACCTGCATGGGAAGTAGTGTGGCATTGCGACTGGCAAAGGTCTGGGCGAAACTGGCGTACTGTGCGATTGTGGGAGTCATTGGTATCCTTGAGTGGGGTGCGTTTTTGGCGAACATACGCCGTTTCAGGCATCATAACCGCAGTTGGATTAGTGTCAAGTGGTAAATGAAGATTTTTTAATTATTTTTATCGTGTGGGACTAGATAAAGTGGGGGGATATGGGGCAAAGTGGGGGTGTCGGATAATATGTGGGTTTTTAGCCGAAAATAGGGGTAAGAGTCTGTGCCTCAACTCGCAGCCCCTAGCAGCCCTCTCAGAGGCTCTCAGATGCCCTAGGAACTGTCCGTAGCCTTTTTCCCGCCATCAGCACCCCCCAAGCGTGGACAACGCCCTGCCGCATTAGATACGGTCTGCCATCTTCTGCATAAATCTGAGGAATCTGAATAATTTTATGATTTTTCTCTTGACATAGACGAAATCGGTGGTATATTGTAAGCAGACGCAGAAGTGCTACGGCTGTCCTTTGAGATGTCCGAGTTATCAGTCTGTGCCGCAGCAGGGGGTGCGACTATCAACAGGCGAGTCCGATAACTGGCGTAATAATAAAATAAAAAAGCCTCATCTCGGTGGCTCTAAGTCAGAGTCGGATGAGGCTCATGGCAGGGTGTGGCAGACACCTTGCCTGAACTGGGATTTATACCACGCCTGACGATTTTCCCCCTGTTGAGGGTACTAGGCGAACAACGCAGGGTGAACAGGTGTTGCTGACACCCATGACAGAGCAGATAGGTGTTGTTTATAAGCACTCACCTACAAGGTTTTTGTATTCGTGTCATGCCCCTATTATACAGCCGATTTCCACCGTGTCAAGTGGAAAATTAAATTATTATTGTGCAGTCCGATAACTTAGCCGTCCCATAACACCCCCTGCAACTATCAACTGGCGACGCAAAGTCCGATAACTTGCGGCGAAATAATAATAAATAAAAAACCCCCCTGCCGTTTTACGGGCAGAGGGGTCAGACCTTTCAAAGATCGTCAGGGGATCAGGCGTTCACCGCCATCCACGCTTCAGCCTGAGCGTAGGCTTTCTCCTTGATGGTCGAGCCGACCCCGAACAGGTTCGACTCCAAACGCAGGGAGTCATTGCTGTCCTCACCCTTCACAGTACGCTCATGATCCACCCATTGGGTGATCGCATTCACAGCCGACCACAGGCTACCCGCAGACCGCATACCTGTCTGCTTTGTGTCAACCCAAAGGTTGGTACGCCACGCATCCAACACCTGCTCGTAGCGAGTATTGCCACGCCCTGATGCCTTTGGAGTTCCGTTCATGGAGTTATACACCTCCTGAAAGAACACATCCGCACTAGCCGTAGTCACTTCACGCTGTGCCAAACTGTTGCAGAACTTAGTGAAAGACTCAGCCTGTCCCATTCCTGCTTCAACCCATTCCTTGATCATGCCAAACCGTGCTTTCGAGCCTGATCCGTGACGAATGGATGCCGAGTCAGCCTTGCCCTTCATACCCGCCAAAGCCATCATGAAAGTGTTCATGCAGACAATGCGTTGAGCATTCAAGCCAAGTGTGGTAGCCCAACTCGTATCATGGCTAGTACCAATAAAAAAGTTATTATTAACCACATCACGAGGATCGCCGCCAATGTTCACCTGACCCAAGTCAACTTGGAAGAAGACTCGTTTGCCATTGTTGATTGAACCCACTTGGGTGCAACTAGTACCGCTGAAGTTAGTGATCTCATAGCAGAGATCAGCCAACTCATGGTTCTGAATGGAAGTGTAGCCTTCCTTTGCAACAGCAAACACAAAGCCTGTGTCCTCACGCACAATCGCCCTGTAGTCACCGCCTGAGTACGCCGCACCGTCAGCACCGCAAGCCACGATAGGCAAGGTGGAAACCTTCCAATCCAAACCTGCCTTCCGCATCATGGAAATCGGGTCAGCCGTCAAGTTAGCCTTGTCAGCATCAGTAGCATTGTAAAGTTGAATCGTAGAAGCCATTCGAGTATCTCCTGAAAGAGTTAGTGAGAATTGTCAGCAGGAACTTCCTGCCGACACGCCGATTGTACGCTCAATTTGCACGGTGTCAAATTGAATTTGCAATTTTTTAAAATATTTTTATATCCTTTATATCGGCGCAAGATAGAGTCCGATAACATAGCCGAGTCCGATAACCCCTGCGACTATCAACACGCCGCCCCCTGAGTCCGATAACTCAGGGACGGCAAAAACCCCCCTGCCCTGTTGGGGGCAGAGGGGGCTGTCACACCCGTGATTGGTGTTTACTTCTTCATGTACTCCGTGATGTAGCCGCTGATCGTTCCGTCACCGTTCACAATGCCCTTGCCATAGGCTTCGATCAGCCACGCCATCGCCTCAGCAATCTTGTTCAACTGCTTCACATTCAGCGTGTCCATGAACTCCTTCGCCGCCCACCCTGTCATTTCGTCACCGCTATGGCTGAACACAACCAACTTCATACCAATATGCGACGAATAGAACTCAGGGAAAATCTCCATCGAGATGTTCTCAGGAGAGCCTTCGAATGTCTTGCCGAACAACTCGTTGTCAGGATCACAGGCGAACTTAAACCCATCCTGATTAGCGTTGTCCTTCAAGAGTAACACTTCGCCAACCTCATCGCCAATGAATCCGTCCAACCCTGCGTTGGCAGGGGCTTCAAGCATATTCACCACATGGTTGTACATTCGTGAAGCGATTGACTTCTTGTTTGCCATAGTATTGATGTCTGTGAGTGAGAACATGAGTAGCCTTTCTGAAAGAGTTGAGTGAGTGTCAGCACCTTGCCGACACCGTCATTATGGGGTCGATTTTCACCGTGTCAAGTAAAATATTAAATTATTTTTTTCTTTAAAGAAATCCGCAGAGTCCGATAACCACTGCGACTATCAACAACCGTCCCGCTCACCCAACAAGGGGAGCAGGAGCGGTTGCCCTCTTTAGATTATTTGGCGAACAGTCTGCCGCTGATGCGTTGCCGCCTACGCTCAGCCGCCTCCTCAGGCGTACCCTTGCTGTCCTCGATCTGAATGCGAACATCACGCAACTGACGCTCCAAGTACTCCACCTGTTCACCCAACTCACGCCGAACCGATGCTCCGAAACTTCCCTCCTCAGCCATAGCGTCATAGGGAACATTCGCAAGGTCATCCAAGCGAGTCAGACAATCCTTGAGTGTATTCTCAAGCCACCCCAACCTGACTAACAGATTCACGCCGCACCCCCTTCGTTGACAAAGGCGGTATTCTTGCATTGGTAGCGAACACCACCACGGAAATACGGCATATCGAATGTGGATTCAAATGTGGGAGGTGAACACTTGTTCACCACCTCTTTGGTACGGCAATTACGCCACCCTGCCATGTATGCCCCCATGCGATTGAGCAGTTCACGCTTGCTGACATGACCATGCGTCAGCACATCCACTTCCGCAGACCCGACATAGTCCACTAACGACACCTTACCAAACGACCCAAACGATATGCCGTATGCTTCGCCTGTGTGCAGGTTGAGTGTGTCGCAGAACTGCTTCACTTGCATTTTTGTGATTCGAGTACCCATTGTTAGTTGCTCCTAAAGAGGTTCAGTATCCACGGCAACCCTGCCGCTGTGTAGATTCTACAGCCGATTTTCACCGTGTCAAATTAAATCTTAAATAATTATTTGACCAATAACTCCTAGAGTCCGATAACCCCTGCGACTATCAACACGACGAAAAATACCCTCCCCGAAGGGAGGGCGAGGCGAACCTCTTTGTTGTTTGAAGAAGTAGGGCGGGGTAGCCCCGTGGCTTGCCCCGCCGCACCCTCTTTGTACTTACACCTTCGTAGCCTTACCTTGCGCCCATTGGGCGAGGCGAGCATACGAAGCCTTACGCAGGCGATTAGTTACCCACTTGTCGCTCTTTGGGTAGAAGCGATTCGCATAGCCGCAGGCAGTCGCACCCTGCTCCAAGACAAAGCGGCAACCCTCATCATCGCTTGCACCGACCAACGCAAGGGCTTCGGCATTGTGCAGACGGCGTGGGTGTTGGGCAACCTCATGAGCAAACGCTACTCCCGCAGTTGACAAGTTAAGTGTTGAGTTTTCCATAATCTAGTATCCTTTCATTAAGAGTTTAGTGAGTGTCAGCACCTTGCTGACTGCCGCATCATAAAGCCAATTTGCACCGTGTCAAATGGAAAATTAAATTATTTTCGAGTCCGATAACTTACGAGTCCCATAACCCCTGCGACTATCAACACCGAAGCCTAGCCGCCCCGAAGGGCGGCAGGGACGAATCCTTTTCGGCGTTGGGGTTATCGGCTCATGCGTGTCCCCCCCTGATGGCGCACCAAATCACCGCTTGCGTTGCGGCGTTGCTCCATCCCATGCCAACCGCAACCGCAGTTACTGCCGACGCTAGGGCAAAGTATTTGCCCTTGCTTAGACTCTTGCTAGAGTCTAGCCCCGCCGCTTTCACCATCCAAGTGTCCACCACCACCGCCGCCATATCCCCCGCAATTGCACGGGCAAAGGCGTTGGTCTTTAATCCCTTCAACGCCGCAAATCCAAGGCGAGTACTCGCTTGCGCCATGCGCAAGTTATTCCGCAATCCCTTAGGCTTGCCACCCATTGCGAATAACAAGGCTTGCGCCTTATTATTATTCCACTTATTGCGTGGACTGAATGAGGATACAACGGATGCCGCCACTTCCAATGTCCAAGGCGTAATTGTCGTAAGGTGAATAGCGAAGGCTTGCGCTTCGCAGTACCATGCCAAAGCATCCGCCAAGGCTTGTCCCTTGAGGGACTGCGCCAAGGTAGCGTACTTGGAAGTGGCGGATTCAAAGAGTTTAGTATTGAGTTTCATGATGGTATCCTATAAAGAGTTTAGAGTAAGATTAGGCAACGGCGTTGCCATGCGTCGATTGTAAGGTCGAATTTCACCGTGTCAAATTAAATCTTAAATTATTTTTCTTTAAAGAAAAAAATTATTATCAGGACCTTGGCGACTATCAACATTTGGTGAAGTCCGATAACCATGGCAACTATCAACAGGCGCAAAAAGATCAGCAGGGTAGCCCCGTGGCTTGCCCTACTGATCCCTCTTTGTTGCGTTGTCTTTACTTCACGCTTACCACCACGCCTTGATCATCAACCTTTACCGTGGCGTACCAACTGTGTGGCGCAGGATACTGTGGACCTTCCACACAAACCGTTTCACCGTATACCGTGCTACTTCCCATCGGACTTGGTTGCCACACTCCGACTTTCACGCCTTGCGCAATCGCTTCTTTGAATTGCTTCTTTGTCTTGTAGTTTGTCGTGCAGTAAGCCATTTGAGTATCCTTTATTAAAGAGTTGAGTGATATGGCAGAGTTGCCATGCGTCGATTGTACAGTCGATTTCCATCGTGTCAAATTAAATCTTAAATAATTTATTGTCCAATAACTACTGTGACTATCAACATTCACAGAGTCCGATAACCCTGGCGACTATCAACAGGCGAAAAATTTTCAAAAATTCTTTAAAGAAAAACCCACCCGCCAAACTTACGGCGGGGGGTTTCTTTTTTGCTCTTTAGTAGTGAGGGTCTCGATAAGTGTCTCGGAAGCCAACCGAAACGTATTGTCCACCCGTTGTCTTCCATCGACCATTGCTTCGCAGTTTTACTGTGATTGGACTTGCGCCTTCCACGGTCTCGTAGGTTTTTACCTTCTCGCTACCTTCGCCACCCGAAACGTCCCAAACGACCCGATCATGTGTCATCGTGAATTGCGTAATCTGTCCCTTGCGCTTGCCACTCTTGGCAAAAGTAACGCTTGTAACCGTGCAACCGTAGCGATCCGTCCACCACAATTCGGTGGCAGGACCACCGACAAAGGGAGCAGGCATTCCGTCGATCATGTTCGCATAAACGTAGTTGATCATTTCAATCCTTTCAAAGAGGGGAAGTGAAATCGGCAACGTGCCGACATCGTCAGTATGGAGCCAATTTTTACCGTGTCAAATTAAATCTTAAATTTATTTCAAATTATTTTTCTTTAAAGAAAAAAAAAATTATCGGACCCTGGCGACTATCAACATTCACAGAGTCCGATAACACATGGCGACTATCAACATCCGCTCCCTGGGGAGGGGAGGGATGCTGGAGATCAGTCTGGGTATCATCCCCATCCACTCCCCCGAAGGGGAGGGATGGGGGAACTCTCAACCTCCCATGCAGGTTGGGAAGTACCGTCGCATCACATCCATCGACTTCGAAGTTTCAGGATCAGTCGATTTCAGGAGGGCGGCGATTTCGAACTGTGGAACCTCAACTACAAATTCTTTGTGGCAGGTTCCTGCTTCTTGAGTGAGCCAAGCGTTGATGTGTTTGGTGGTTGTGCGTGAGTACCTTTCCTTGGCACGAACAAATCCAAAGTCCCGTACAAACGCCGCTACGGGAGTCGAGTACGATACGAACACAGTCGCATTTGTGAGGGTTAGAGTCATTTGGTTGTTTCCGAGAGATGTAATCTTCATGGCTAGTATCCTTTCAAAGAGGGGAGAGTGAGCATCGGCAACCCTGCCAACAAGAGCAGTATGGAGTCAATTTGCACGGTGTCAAATTAAATTCTCGATTTTCGTTCTTTAAAGAAAAAAATATTTTGTCCAATAACCTTGGCGACTATCAACATTTGGCGAAGTCCGATAACAGGTGGCGACTATCAACATGCGAAAAAAATGACCGCCCCCTCGGAACTCCTCGGAGGGGGGGGTCTCTCTTTTGCTTGGTAGAAGTAAGGCGGAGCAGCCCCATGGCTTGCTCCGCCGCACCCTCTTTAGTCCTTTTCCTTGAATGTGTTATTTGCCATGAAAACTTGAAGTGATGGCAACGCCTCAATCAAGCGTATCCATTGACCCTTGTACAGGGTCACGGGAAACCGACCCAAGCCATATACGCTCAAAGCACCCTTCTCGGACACCTTGAAGCCGATTGCCTTCACCTTGGATGCCGCCGCCTCCGCCGCCGCCGCTTTGAGTGCGGCATTCTCCGCCATTAACATTTCTAGTTGACTTGCCATTTCTGACCTTTCTGAAAGAGTTGAGTGTCATCGGCAACCCTGCCGACAAGAGCAGTATGGAGTCAATTTCCACCGTGTCAAATCAAATTCTCAATTTTCGTTCTTTAAAGAAAAAAAATATTATCAGGACGTTGGCGACTATCAACAATGCCAGAGTCTGATAACCTCTGGCGACTATCAACATCCGCTCCCCTGGGGAGGGGAGGGATGCTGGCGAGCTCACCGACCAATTTCACCTTCGCCCTTTCCCCAATCTTTGTGCGCCTCATACGCTTCCAGCTGAGGATCAGAATCCTCACCCCATCGTGCATCCAAAGCTCGCTCAACCATTGCGCCGCAATATTCTTTAACCTGCTTGAGAGTCTTGAATTCTTTGGCGATTTCATCAGCTCCCCAACATTCCACGATGCTGTCGCCACCACGCTCATAGTTTCGTTCACACATATCGTAGACTGAATCAACAAATGCAATTTGTTCATTTGTTGGGTTGGATTTGGCAATCCATCGGTTGAGTGTTGCGCCATTATCATCAGTAAAGTTTCTTGATTTCATGTCCATTTGTAGTGCCTTTCAAAGAGGGGTTTTTAAAGAGTAAACGAGTGAGCGTGTATTATACCAAATTGTGTATTAAATGTCAAATGAAATTCTTAATTTTCGTTCTTTAAAGAAAAAAAAAATATTATAGGACCCTGCGACTATCAACATCCGCTCCCCCGAAGGGGAGGGATGTGGCGATCAGTCTCGATTCCATCCGAAGTACTCCCTCTCTTCCAGAGGGATTGGAGCAGCCACTTGGGGCTTGGGCTCTCCATACTTGGCGAGCCTTCGCTCTCGCCTCGTCAGAGGAACTTCCACTTCCGCCTTTGGTTGGGGGGGCTGTTCGCCCCCCCTTCCGCTTCTTCGTCCTCTAGGACTCATACTTCACCCCCCGCCTTCATGACCACGTAGGTATTGAAACCTTGGAAGGCTTCCCTAACTTCTTCGATACCCAATTCTTTCCCACGTTGATCGGGGGTGAGTTGTAAAGTGGCTTCCGTTACGCTTGCGGCGAGTGCCGCAAGGTGGAGGGGAAGAACGCCCAACACATTCTTGCCCGTTACAAGGGCGGCGGTGGCATGGGCAACCACAGGCGTGGTGGCATCAAATGCGCCACGCTCAATCAAGAATTCGACCAATCCTGTGTGGCGAGTTACAATCAGATCAATCAGTACGACGGGGGGATTTGTTGACGAGCAATCGACGATACGCATGAGTAGATCCTTTCAAAGAGGGGAAGTGATATGGCGAAGTTGCCATGCGTGAAGTATACACTCGATTTCCACGCTGTCAAATGGGGGAGTCCTGTCCGAACAGTACACAGCGTTATGGGACTCCCACGAGCCTCCTGGGGCTAGCACACATACCTGCAAGACTCCAAGGACGGCAGAGGACGGCAAACCACGCAGACCCCCCCCACCCCCATACCCCCCTATTCGATTCCTGAGGATCCCCCCTCTCTAATTTTTTTTTTTTTTTATAAATATATCGTGCTATCCTTTAAACAACATATAACGGAATCTTTACATATTCACCCTTCTCCAGATGATCCTCATGATGTAGCAAAGTCCAATTTTACTTACGGAAAAGTTATCAAGAATGATATGATGGATACAGATAAATTAATTGGAGGAATTAGTGATACCGATAAAAAAGAACAAGAACGAGTCTCAGATTTAGTTGCAAAAATGTCTAACCCTAAAACTGGTCATATCTCCAGACTAATTGTAGACACTGGTGGAAATGTGCTGGAAGGACAACATCGTCTTTCTGCAGCAAGACAACTAGGACATAAAAAAGTTCCAGTTACGATTATAAAGGATTTAAGTTCTGGATTTGATGTTTCTAAAATTGAAAAAGAAATTTCCGCAAAAGGGTATCACCCAGATCACGTACACCAAATAACACACCAAATACTAGACATGATTCACACATCAGGTTCTCCTGGCAAAGCATTATCTTCCTATGAATTTCCTCAAGGTCACGAAGCGGCATTCATTGCAGGATTGAATGCGGCTATTCCTCAATAATATTATTATAAATATTGTATGCTATCCTTTATTCACTACTTGGTGGAAACTGTTGTGCCACATGGTTCCGACCATTACCTGCCACCAGAACCTGGAACCACTCCTATTCCAGAAGGTCATGTCAGACTATATCACCAAACATCAGCGGAAAATATTTCCAGCATAATCAAGACTGGTTTGAGTATTGGACACGCAAGAGGCATAGAAGGACCAAAATCCATATACGCAGACCGAACTGGATTCTATGGATCTCCTGGATCCAGACCCACTATTGAATTTTCTGTGCCTGCCCATAAATTTGATTCTCCGTTTGTTCTGCAAGACGTACCTCCTGAATCGTTTATTGCGGTTCATCTGCCTTGGCACACTCAAGCCAGATACATCGGCAGAGATCCTGATTTGCTGAAATCTGCAAAGGCAGGAGAACTAGATCATTTGCTGGATCAACCAGACTACGGACCTGCCATAAGATACCATAAAGGAAAAACTAAATAATATTATGCTATCCTTTATTCGCTATCTGACAGAAGCCAAATCCAGATACCCTGATGTTCCTTTTTTACACCCTGGTCATCTACCAGAGACTCACCCTCTCTACAATTACGCAGAAGAGAATCATTTTCGCTGGGTTACTCCTGATGGCTACGGTGTGGAAAGTGTTACTGGTGGTGGTCGTGGAGTTTTCGGTCCAGGTCATACAGGACAGTACACTGACGGCGACACCTATATCGCAGACGCAGAAAGTGATGCTCACGCCAGAGCCATTATTCGGCAACACCGAACACTTTCAAATCCTCTGTTAGGGTATCCTAACCATAAAGGGCACCGAGCTGCTGTGGAAGCAGAAGCCGTAAAAACTAAATAATATTATTATAAATATGGTACCATGAAGCCTTTTATTGAATATCTGGTAGAAGATAATGATACCCTAGACTATGCTGTTCTATTAGAATCCATCTTGGATGAGCTTCCCCCAACACATCTAGGTGACCATCCTGAACTGGAAAAAATTACTTCTGAATTCGGTGTTACTAGATTTAAATACACCAATCCTGAACATAAAATCGTAACTCACATAGGATCCGAAGATGACACAGATTCTGGTATTTATGATATAGACGTAGGTGTCAATAGAAATTATGATAATACAGGATCCACAACACCAGTTGATAATAGCCACATAATAAGAATTGCTCGTGACCACCTACACGACTTCATTACTAAAGTGAAACCAAAAGTAATGCGTTATTCTACACCTGATCCAAAAAGGCATATGCTTTATCAACTTATTGCCAGACAATATCCAGAAGTTCAATTCGTAAACACAGAACCCCGTCTTAATGACGATAAAAAAACAAGTCGGATAAAGGGTATATTATTTAAAGGTTCTGGAGATGATGCAATATCAACATTAAATAACACATCAAAAACACAAGATTTTAATCCAACTCATACTGCAGCACAACATTCTGATCCAGCAGTTGCTCTAGCAGCTTTGGCTCATAAAGACGCAGACAAAAGAACTACTCATGGTGCATCAGAACATAAAGATCCAGCAGTTGCTCTAGCAGCTTTGGCTCATAAATATTCAAACGAATATACAACTCATGGTGCAGCAAGTCACAAAGATCCAGCAGTTGTTATGGCGGCTTTGGCTCATAAAGACGCAGATTTTAGAACAACTTACTACGCAGCACAACATCCAGATCCAGCAGTTGCTCTGGCAGGTTTGGCTCATAAAGCGGCAGATAACGGAACAACTCAATCTGCAGCACGTCATTCTAATCCAGCAGTTGCTCTAGCAGCTTTGGCTCATAAAGACGCAAATAAATATACAACTGAATATGCAGCAAGTCACAGAGATCCAGCAGTTGCTCTAGCAGCTTTGGCTCATAAAGACGCAAATAAAATGACAACTCAAGCTGCAGCACAACATTCTGATCCAGCAGTTGCTCTAGCAGCTTTGGCTCATAAATATTCAAACGAATATACAACTCATGGTGCAGCAAAACACAAAGATCCAGCAGTTGTTATGGCGGCTTTGGCTCATAAAGACGCAGATTTTACAACAACTTGTTACGCAGCAAATCATCCAGATTATGAAGTTGCTATGGGAGCAATAAACCACAAACATGCAAATTCTTCAACAATCAGGGTTGCGGCAAGTAATCCTAACCCAGCAGTGGCTGCTGCTGCTATAAATCATCGTTATGCTCAATATGATGCACTTGATTTTGCATCAAGGCATCCAAATCGTGCAGTATCACTAGCAGCAGAGCAAAAACTTAACGATTTACATTCAAAAAGTTTGTCAGAATCGTATTCCGCTGGAAAAATTAAGCCTTTTCTTAAATATTTAACCGAAGAGGACCTTACTCTGGAGTATCACGACACTCTGAACCCTAAAATTTGGGACGGAGACGAGTTAAAACCAGAAGTTCAGGCTAAATTGCTGCAGATTGCCAAGAAATGGGCAACATTTGCAAAGATTCCAGACTTCGCCATCACAGACATCATCCTGGTTGGCGGAAATGCCAATTACAACTGGACAAAATTCTCGGATCTTGACCTACATGTCGTCGTAAATCGTGAAGATCTGGCTGATTGCCCTGATTTGCTAGACGATTATCTGCAAAATAAAAAACAATTATGGGCTTTGGTGCACGACATCACGATTTACGGTCACGATGTGGAGCTTTACGCTCAAGACAAGGAGACTCCTTACCCAAAAAAGCAAGGAGTCTACAGCGTTAAGGATAAAAAGTGGATTGCACAGCCAAAACACGAAGCGGTTGACTTTCGTGGACCAGCTTTACTCGCAAAAGTGAAGCAATATACGGAAAGAATTGACACCCTGATCTCTACGAATGCGGAAGATGAGAGTTTTTCCAAATTAAAAGAAAAATTCAAGAATATGCGCTCCTCAGGCTTAAAAAAAATCGGGGAATTCTCTATGGAAAACTTATTATTCAAAGAATTACGAAATCGTGGAGTAATTGACAGGATGACTAAGTATTTACAGTCACGACTAGACCAAAAATTGAGTCTGAATGAGGATTATGATTTTCAAATTCAGATTCACAACAAAAAAACCAACGAATTGGTTGGAGTGAAGCAACTTAGTAGCCAAACAAAAACCGACGCAATGGGTACAGGTCTTCGAGGTTTGCAATTAGCTAAACATAATTTTAAATCAGAATATCCTGCGGCAGGTGATGTGGCAGATCATCACTTTTCTATAAGATATCCACACGATAGCAGTTGGATCACTCCAACCAGTTAATTATTTCTGATTGTATGCCGTATCAATTGCTTTGTAATAGGCAGGATCTTGTTGACGTGAAGCATTGCGCCAATATTGAAGAAATCTTTCACGATCTTGTGGCGACATTTCCTTGGTGTCGTCAATCTTCAGTTCACGCATCTTGCCACGCATCACACCAACCGCCATTTGTTGATACGCTTTATGGTATTTTTCATCACTCAACGTACCACAACCACCAGGACCACATGCGTCTCCTATCTTTACGTTTCCTAACATTCTTTTTCCTTGTGCCACATATTGGTTTACGTAATCTTCCTGTCCTGTAAACAGATCTGGATAATTCTTTAAAAAACCAGCAGCAGTGGACTTGGTGATTTGAACTGGACCGTAGGCAGTGGATTTACCTGTTTTATCTTTGGTTCTGATATAGTGGGCTTGGTTATAGTCTAGAGCATTTCCAATATCAGTTCCTCGGTGTTCTCCAGCAACAAGAGCCTGATATAATTTTATATTATGTTCGCCGCCAAAGTGAGCATACGGATCCACTACTGGAGCAACTTCAGTGGTTGGAGTAGCTGGAGGTGCGGCTGGTGGTGCCTGGGCTCCACCAGCCATTATACTACCAGCCAAAGCAAAGGGAGCCAACATAGAACCTTCTTGAAGATATTCGATAAATGATTTCATATAAAGTATATATTTAACATAAATAATGGTGTATGAAACGATTCTCACAATACCTGACCGAAAACGCTTTAACCGAATCCCATATTCAGAATTTTATTGATTTTGCCAGCAATCATCTTGGTTTACAGAACAAGCCAAAGATTGACTTGGTTCATGAGCGAGACGGTACTATGACTACTGCCAGCTACTGCCCAGAGACCAAAATTATAAAAGTATACGCAAAGGGTAGAGCTGGCTTTGATGTTTGTCGTAGTATTGCTCATGAACTGGTTCACGCTGATCAGCAAGAAAAAGGCGAATACTTGGACGGTGAAACTGGTTCGGATTGTGAAAATCACGCTAACTCTATGGCTGGTAAAATTGTTCGTCTGTACGGTAAACAATATCCAGACTTCTACGAGTAAGTAATGGCAAAGCCTAAAGCTTCAAAAAATCCACCATCAGGAAATAAAACTCCCGATGGTTCTATCATTCAAATTAATAATGTATTAGTTCCTGTATCTTTAAACGACCAATTAAAAAAATTAAAGCTGGACGCAGAATCTAAGATAAAGGCTGCTAATCAAGCGCAATCAGAAGTATTCAAGGGAATGAGTTCTTCTGAAGAGCAAGAGAGCGACCAAGAAACCCAACTAGAAGACAGAATTCAGTGGCTTAAAGATCGTATCATAGAAGATCGGGAAATAAAAGAAAAAGAAAAAAAAGCGGTAAAGGAAAAAAAACTCAAGAAGATTGAGATCAATAATCCTTCACCTTCCGAAATAACTTCAGAATTAGGTAAAGGAGTCTGTACTGTATGGTTTGGCAGAAAGACTTATCCGCAAGGAGTTACCAGACGCATGACCTGTACATTGGATGAATCCAAATTTGATGGTAAGTACAGAGGACAATCCCCAAGCCGATCAAGAAAACCTGGTCTTATTCCTGTTTGGGATTTGGATGCCAGTAATTGGAGAAGTTTTTATCTGGGTAGTGTAACTCGTCTTGTTAGAAACGAAGAAACGGATGTAGAATAAATGGAGGATGTTCCTATGTTTGATCCTAAGTCCAAAGAAGTTTTGTTAAAAGCTTGTGAGCATCTTGCGAAATCTTCGGAAAACGCAATTGACGAATACGAACTATATTTGTTAGACGAAACTGATTGGCGCAAGCTAGCCAAGGTCATGACACGTCTTCGTTCCACTCTGGCACAATATTATGCTGCTGGTGGCAAATAGCATTTGACTTGGTCTGAATACGTGATATATTAGTATTACGAGACGGTAGACCAACGGCAGAGTCAAGACACTTAAAATGTCTGTAGTGTGGGTTCAACTCCCACTCGTCTTATTAAAAAATATTTTAAAGATTACTTGACTTCTTGATTTTAGGTGGTATAATTACTTATCGTAATGAATTGAAACGGACACAATTCATATTAAACATGGTCCGAATTTTAACAGAAAGGTTACTATATGATTACTTCTCCTCGTCGTCCTGCAACCAAGATGCAAAAGGTTATTTCGTATCTTGCTACAGGTAAGACACTCACTGCGCCTGAGGCTCGTTCTCGTTTTGGTGTGGCTAATCTTCGTGCAACAATCAGCGATATTCGTGATGTTGTCGAAGCTTTTGGCAACTGGCAAGTTATTCGTGAAACCAGTTCAACTGGCAAGACACGATACGCCATGAAGGACACGTACAAGGGCATGCGAAAGATGGGTTTCCATAAGAACGGAACTCGTTTCACGATTCGCTAAAGATACTTTTGAGTGGTTACTTTTTATTATGGGGATGCATTGGTAAAACAATGCATCTCTTTTTCGGAATAAATAAAGTGGAGGTTCAATATGGAACAACTATTTTACGCTAAAGCAAACATTAGTGGTCGTGATGTGGATCTAGTGTTTACTGAATCACAAATTTTGGATGGGGTTAAACTTGCAATGTCTAATTGTGAATTAGTCTGTGAGAGTAATCCTGGTAATTGTTGGACAATGGAAAAGCCACAAGGATGTTCTTTGTGGAAGAAAATGTTTAATCTTTGCGGATGCAAAGAAGAAAAGAAAGATTAATATGGAAACTTTGATTATTCGTGTAAAGACTGGTGAAGATGTTTTGTGTCGTGCAACTAAGAATGATGGCGGTTATCTGGTTCAAGATGCTATGGCACTTGTTCCTACTCCAGATGGTCGTCTCGCATTTGTTGGCTGGATGCCGTTTGCAAACACAAAGGATGGTATTCAGATTCCTTCAGATTTTATCTACATGACACTGAAACCAGAAGCTAGTATTGAAACTCAGTATATGGGATTCAAGAGTGGTCTTGTAAGTCCACCACAAAAGAATGTGGTTGGTCCAGGCGGTCTGCATCTCGTAGGAGCACCGTAACTAAAAAGACTTAACACTCGTAGCTCAGTTGGATAGTAGCAGCATTTTTCTAAAGTGCAGGTCATTGGTTCGAATCCAATCGGGTGTGTTAAAATGTCTTAGAATATATATATCTAAGTATGAAAAAGCAATGTAAAATCTGTAATGAATTAAAGGATACTTCTTGTTTTTATAAAAGACCAGACAGAAAAAAGAATCAAGAACATTCATATTGTAGAGAATGTTTTAATATTTATTGTATCGAAAGATGGAAACAAAAAAGATTGGATGCATTAGTTTATAAAGGCGGAAAATGTTCCGAATGTGGTTATAATGAATGCAATGCTGCTTTAGAATTTCATCATTTAGATCCGTCGAAAAAAGAATTTGATTGGTCAAAAATGCGTCTAAGAAGTAAAATAAATATTACAAAAGAGTTGGATAAATGTATATTGTTGTGTTCAAATTGTCACAGAAAATTACATTATAATAAAGAAAATAAATAAACACTATGGAAATAACATTTATAATTTTTGCAACATTACTTATCGTATTACAAGGTATACAGTTATACCTATATGGGTATGAGAATGGTTATATAAGGAGTACAGAAAATGAAAAACAAAATGCCAGAAAACTACATTCCAGGTCACGCCTACAAACAAGGTCACCAAGCAAGATTAAGCGGAAGAGATATGCCCGATAGTGGAAATGTCGGAGTGTATTGGGACGAATATCGTGCTGGCTGGTTTGATGCTGATCGTGGTATAATTGAGTCTGCTCGTAAAGATATTTCAGAAAATAAACAATTTTTACAGGATTAATGACATGATAGATAAACATTTTACGGTTGACGGAGTGTCTGCGGTTACTCATGAGCGAAAGCCAATAATTAGAGTATATCGAGATCCTCATTGTTCTGGAGCAATGCTGGCATCAGTCGACAACATGAACACAGAAGAAGCAATTGATGGATACACTTATAGTGAATTAGTTTCTATTCGTAATACGTTAAATGAAGTTCTTAATCATATTGATGTTCAGGAAACTATTGCCGAGTATAATGCAAGCTTTCCAAAGTCATTAGAACTCGACGAATGGGGAACTGCTTCGTCGGATTAACCTATGAGTAGTAAACATGATGCAGGCAAAGGTGATGTTTATCGTCCTGTCGATAAAGCAAAGTTTGCTAAAAACTGGGACATGATATTTAAAAAAAAGAAACCTAAGAAAAAACCCAATACCAAATAAAGGAATTGTTCATGACTGATCCAAGAGACAGACAAGTTTTACTAGCAGTAATGCAAGAAATTAATAATATTAGTACAAATTATATTGTATTAAATAAAAGATTAAAAGAATTGCAGTCTCAAGTAAAAGATTTTCTCCAGCAATCCAATCAAGGAAACCCTAATGTTCCGTCTACACATTGATATTCCTTTGTCGGATAACGAATCAGAATCCGCACAAACTGCCAAGGCTATTATTGCGTTACTAGAACACAAGGTGCATCCTAGCAGAAATATATTTGCAGTTGACGTTATTAACTATCGATTAGGTAATGATCAGGATCGTCAAAAATCCAATTACCTAATTAAGAACCAGAATGGTCATGTGGCAAATAAAAAACTTAAAATTAACTTGACAACGGAAAATCAGGATGTATAATTCTCTTATGGGATGTACGTGCCTGGTGGCGCAGGATTGCTTATAACGATCTACCGCAGGGTTCGACTCCCTGGCATCCTATTATGAACGACACACAAAATAAAATCTGTAAAGAACTAACGTCTAAAATCGTTTCCTATTTGCAACACTCAGGAGTTCAGATGACTCCTCAACATGTGAATGGTATATTTGCTATTTGTAGTTCTCTATACGGCAAAAATAATAAAATGCCGTTAGTGCCTAAAAAAGTAAAAGTAAAACGTCTCGAATCTTAAATTACTGTTTGATTTAACAACGGGCTATGCCCAAGAAAGGTTACTATGCGTAATAATGTTTTTTTTAGTTTGTTTGGTATTACTAGTGTGGTGTTTGGTGTGTTTACATTGGCTGCAAGTTATCCGTCTGGTTTGAGTTATACCCTGTTTGGGATTGGTGCGATGCTTATGTTGACTGGTGTTGTGTTTGAGACAATGAATTATATGCAACAAAATTTCTATAATAAATTTGAGACCCTTGGTCGCAATACTGATGACATGATTAGTGATTTGCAGAGAACGTTTAATGCTTCTCAGCAACAAACCAATCAGACTGTTCAGAGAAATTTTGAATCAATTCAGCACCGCATTGTAGAAGAGGTTCGTAATATTCATCTGCAAATGGAGTCTCTTGAAGTATCAAAGCATAATCTGTTTGATGAGATGGATAGCCGTCTGACTGATCTTGCGGTTGAAGTAGACGCTGCTATTACGAATAGAGACGATTCTGATGATGAGGGATATTTCCCATCACCATCAAAGGGATCTCGTAAGTGCTGTGCCACAAAGAAGAGTTAAACACTCAGGTCCTATAGATTAACTGGCTAAATCACTGCCCTTTCAAGGCAGCTATCTGGATTCGAGTTCCAGTAGGATCATTCAAGGAGATACTAATATGAACCCATGGATAGCATTTTTTCTCGGAGTAATTATGTGTCAGTTGATTGCCATTGGATATATGATATGGGATATGAGGAGATTAAAATAATGGATAATAATGATACATTTATGAATATTTTTAAATATTGTATAATTTTTTGGGTTTCGTTAATGCTACCAATAATGTTTGTGCTACTGACTGTTACCACCTATGATATGTTTCGTACATTGATTGCAGAACGAAAATATATTAAAAAGGAAAAAAATGAGTCACATGAGCGAAAAAGCAATTGATGAGATGAATGAATTAAACAATCTTCGTACAGAGAATGCTGTCCTGCGTGGAGTGAATCAAGTTCTTCGTTCATTGGTTCATGATAAATTTAAAACCAATGAATGGAACTGTGCAGGCATTCCGAAGTGGGAAGGGTTCAAACAGGATGATTGGAAGACTGGAGACACCAAAGAATTCTTAGGTCTTACAGACGCTGAAGTAGATACTCTAGATAAATGGATGGAAGAGAATAAAGATAAAGGCGAATAATCGCTCACGACACTTTGTCGTGAGAAGTGTCGTGAGAAAAGAAAACAAATGAGTAACAAAAATGTTGAAAAATGCCACACTGTGATAATGATTCATGGTCAATGCAAAAATGAATGGTGTTATGCATACGGTATCTGTGCCTTGTGTAAAAAATGTGACAACTGTTGCCAATGTGCTTACTTGCCTTGCCAAAAATGCATTTGTGATGCGTGTAATGAACAGATGAGTAAGGACACAATTAAAACAGATGATCAAGATATTTGGAACAGACTTCACGATGAACTATATGAGCGAAGAACCGCCATGACAGAAATGTCTGAACAGATTACAAAACTCCGCAATGAGCGTGACGAAGCAAGGCGATTCTACTGTTCTGAAAATTCTCTACCACACGGTACTTCTGCTGAAAATGTAGCCAAGTGCATGGGTTGGGATTGCTACAAGAAAGACGAAACAAAATGAGTAAAACAACATTCTTAATCGGTTGCACACATTTTGGACACGACAAGATGTATAAGTTTCTCAATAATGACGGCACAAAAGTTCGTCCATTCGAAAACGCTAAAGAAGGTGATGCTGTCATGCTTGAGCGTTGGAACAGCGTTGTTGGCGTTAACGACAAGGTGTATGTGCTTGGTGATGTTGCGGTTACAAGCGAGTCCCTGTCTATCTTAAAGAAGTGCAACGGCAAGAAGATTCTGATTCAAGGAAACCACGATAATCTGAGTGTTTCCGAGTATATGAAATACTTCAAGGACATTCGTTCTTCTCATAAATTAGATGGTGAAATATTATCACACATTCCTATTCACCTTGATTCCCTATGGAGAGAAAAAAAGAATAAAAATTGGTTGAATATTCATGCTCACCTTCACCAAAAGTACGTAACATTGCCACCTAATCCTATACAGATGATAAATGGTATGCGATCTGAGGATCCTCGTTACTTCTCTGTATGTGTTGAGCGTATTGGATATAAACCAATTAGCATTGATGAAATTCGGAACTTGACAAACCCCAAATCGGTGGTATAATTAAATCATGATCAGACATTTAGGATATGCTTGCCAGAACCTGTCACTACAAACAGGCAGAAAATTATCTGAGCGTATACAAACCAGTAGAACTATTCGTATGAAGAACTTTACCCTGCAACGAGCAGGTGAACTTGCTGTTAGGAATAGTGCTGACCTTCTGCCTATTCTTAAGTGGAATGCCAAAAACAATATTAAATTTTTTCGTATTGGCAGTGATATATTTTCGTTTATGGATCATGCCGATCTTGCCTATACTCTAGATGATTTAGACTCAAATCATCGCACAAAAATTATTCAAAATTTTGCTGAAGCAGGAGCGTTTGCACAGGCTAATGGTATGCGCCTATCTTGTCATCCTGGACCGTATACCTGCCTAGCCTCTCCTAATCCGAGCATTGTAGAGAAGAGTATTACCAGTCTGCGTATGCATTCGCTGATTGCTGATCTGTTAGGTTACGGCGAAGAGTTTGCCATCAACATTCATGTGGGCGGAGTATACGAAGATAAGGCGGCTACAGCAAAACGATTTGTCCAAGTATACCGACAGTTGACACCACTCTTGCAGAGACGACTCACTCTAGAAAACGACGATAAAGCCTCTATGTGGAGCATACAGGAGTTGTACGATCTTGTTCATCAGGATTGCGGTGTGAAACTAGTACTAGACATTCATCATCACAAGTTTTGCCAAGGCGGCAATACTCTAGAAACTGCTGCCCAATTAGCGTTCTCTACTTGGGTAGGATTTTCAGAAATTCCAAAGATACACTATTCAGAGTCCAAAGCCAACTCACGACCACAAGCCCACTCCGACTATCTAAAAGAAAGTATTCCAGTATTGTGCAACGATACCGAATACGATGTAATGATTGAAGCAAAATCCAAAGACCTAGCCCTACTACACTACAAGAAAGAGATACTCAATGAACGATGAACCAGTCGATAAGTTACTTAGTCCACTTGCAGAAAAAGTTGTTACTGACTATGCAACAGAATTTTTAAAAACTGTAGATGCCATAGAAAATCCTTCCGAGAACAAAAAGGTAATGGATCTTAGAGGATACGCTAAAGAATTTTTAGATTATATTAACAAACTAGAAGATAAGGATCAAGGAGACGAACACCCGTGAACAAGACACCATTTGGATACTCATATTATCTTGATATGTACGACTGCAGAGAGGGAGCAGCCGATGACTTGGAACTCCACTATAGGTTCCTAGAACGAGTTGTGGACAAGATTGGAATGACTCGTATGTCACAGCCTGTTGTGATGCACGGTCCTACTAAAGATGGTGATGAAATCTATCCTGACAAGGCAGGAGTAAGTGGCTGGGTTCCTCTGATTGAGAGTGGTATTCAGATTCACTCCATGGAGCCTAAACGTTTTATTACCCTGGATGTATATTCCTGCAACAAGTTTGACTGTGAAATTATTTACAATTACGCTAAAGAATGCTTTGGGTTTACCGACTCAGAACACAATTTCTTTGTGCGTGGCAGAAACTACGGAAGTATCAAATGACTCTACCACACGAAGAAGTAAACAGTCTGAAAGAAACACGCAAATTTCTGGTTCAATTGATGACTAGCAAACCTGCAGCACCGAAGTGGATTCGCCAACGAGCATCGAGTTTGCTTAAACATTTTCCTTGGGAGTATAATGGAGTAAATCTTATTCCTATGGATGAACTGTATCCAGAACTGTACATAGGGTTTGAAGAAAAGACCTATGCCAAAGCAGACAAACGCTACGATGAGATGGTTCTCAAAACGGGCAAGAAGGTTATGAAGAAATACAAGAAAGCCCTGAAGAAACTAAAGGACTAAATACAGATCTTGAATGCGATTCGGGGGTTGTTCTTATTATGTGGGAAAAGCAGAGATGCATCCTATCAGTAAGAATTCACTGAAAGAGCAGCCCTCGAATCACATTCACCAACACACCATGTCTAACCTATTCGACAATTTTGATGACATGGTTGATGCACCAAAAAAGACCTGCATTTATTGCAAAGAAGAAAAGTCTTGTCGTGAATTTCCCAAGCATATTCAACACAAAGATAGATTAGACACAAGATGTAGATCCTGTATAAAAACTCAAAGTCAGTTAAGAGCAGTGCTTCACAAACAAGCACCACCCAAGCCAGATGTGTGTGAGTGTTGCGGAAAACCAACTGCTAAGTTTTGTTTGGATCACGACCACAAGACACTAAAGATTAGAGGATGGCTGTGTGATCCGTGTAACACAGGTATTGGAAAACTTGGAGACACTTTAGAAGGAATTGAAAAAGCTTTAAATTATTTGAAAGCGCATAAACAAAAGGAGACCGAATAATGCAAATTAATAAAAAATTAGAATACCTAGCAGAACAAGCAAAGCTTCGATTAACCTATCGAGCACAAGGATTATCAGAAGAACATATCGACCAACTTCTTGCTGGTAAAGCAAAGGATCCTGCTCCTCCTGTGGACTCAAAGAATTTCTTCTGTACTTCACGATACAACCAACCTCGTTACTACGACCTGTTGCCTAATGGAGACATTCTACTATACGGCAAGAGCGAGTTTGTTCGTCAAGGAGAAGGCATGTTTGACTTTGAGGGAGGACCATTCATTATGGCTGGTGATCCTCTAATGTCGGACTCTGGTACTATTGGCGTTGTTGCGGATGTTGTGTTTCACGACGAAGGTCCTGAAGGATTCACTTGTTGTCGCATTACTTTAAAATAATACATAATATACTATGGAAAATATTAAAGAAGAATTAAGACAAATGATTAAAGATAAAATCTTATCCACCATTATGGAAGGTAAGAAATCCGAGAAACCTGTTCACGCTCCTCGTGGTGCTTCTAAGCAAAGACCAAAGAAGTGGAACAAAGGTGTGAAGTCTGGTTCTGAAGGAAAGAAAGAAAGACAAGAAGGCAAGAAGGAAGCCGCTGAAATGTACGAAGCGTCTGGTCCTTCTGATGGACAGATTCTTACTGATCTTATTCAAAGAGAAGCACAAAAATTAGCAGCCAACCCTAAACCTACTTCACGTGGACCATCGGTACACATCAAGGATTTAACTGCGGAAAAAGACTTACTTCCTCGTTTTAAATCACTAATGTCAAAGTATAAAAAGCCTAAATAACTATGATCGGGCAAAGGATAGTGCCAGTGCGAACTGCGCTATTCATGCTAAAAAGGAACCGCTACCTTTCGACCATCGTAGTTCAAAAAGAGGCAGCAATGCCTCTTTTTGATTCTAGAGACAATATACATGAATGAACCCCTCCCAAATCACTCCTAACGTCTAGGAACGCTCCAGAATCGATTCTAGAGCCTTACAGGGCATGCTAGCCCCTAACACTAACAGCAAGAAAGCGACTTTATATTATGCGTATATACCACAAATTTAAACGATGGATTGGCAAGAAGATGATTGACCGAGGATTTGACATTCTGCTCAGTATGGACGAAAAGGATTGGAACCCGAAAACCAACAAATACAGCGGTTCCATCAAGCAGGTTAAATATGCGATAGGCTTCTGGATGACCACCTTGGGCATCAAGGCTGAAACCAAAGCCTTGGACAAGTTGAATTGGCCTGGCTTCGAAGACAACAAGTACTTTGACAAGAACTTCTACATCAAGAAGCCTATACGAAAACCACGCAGAAAGCCTTCGGAAGACTCAGACAACGAACCAATGCTTTAATTATTAAGCAAGATTTCTTGGAGCATTTGGTCCTGGTGTGTATGTTGCTATGTGTCTATTAGATCCGTCACGAACAATCCGCATAGCGTGAGTTGGATCCGTAATGCTAAATCTTCCTGACTTAATGTGTTGTACAACAGCTATATTCATGTTTTCACTGTCAGCTTCATGCATTGCTGCCGCATGCGCTTGTCTTTCGTCATGGGGAATGAGATCATCATTCACATCAATTGCTGGGTTTGCTGAAGTAAAATATTGACCAGCATTATGCCTTGATACTTCCCCTGTTTGTAGAGAGGATGCTCTATTATCACCAGCTCCTGGTTTTATCGTTTGTAATTCTGGTGTACCATCACTCCAGTCACGCTTTCCCCATCCCCACGTAGTATTTAATCCTTTTAAAGCTGGATCTCTTTTGGATTCATTAATAATTGGTTTTTTAGAGAATGAGTTTAAATGATTGAGGAAGTTGGTGAAATTGTTCATACCATTATCTATAATAACAAAGCTCCCACCGTCACAGGTGGGAGCTTTGCTTTGTAAAAACTTTAATTCGTTTTCTTTACTTTACTTGTTTAACTCGTTTGACTGGGACTTTGGGATTAGTAATTTTCTTTATTTTTGTTAGAATCTTCTTGATCTTAGATTTAACTTTGGTAAGAACTCGTTTAATTAGGGTTTTGAGCTTGGTTATCATACTGTATTTAGTAAACTTGTATTTTCTATAGATACTAGTGTATCCGATTGATTAAGGGTTAATCTATTCATTATTAGAGTATATTAATTAACTATTAGGGAAAAACGAATGATCGACAAACTTCTTGGACTTCAAAATCAACTTCGTGTCTACCACTGGCAGACCACTAGCTATTCCGAACACAAGGCTCTAGGCAAGGCTTACGAAGCCCTAGACGCATCCATTGACGCTTTTGTAGAGACCTGGATGGGCGTACACGGCAAAGTGTCTGTGGCGGGTGGTATTCGTATGACTCTCCTAGACTATGCTTCGGATGGTGTCACAAAGCTGTTAGAGCAAGCCACCGAATTCTTCACCACTGGTGAATTAGGTTCTGCCTTGAACGGTAATACGGATCTTGCGAATATTCGAGACGACATGCTGAGTACAGTTAATCATACCAAGTATCTCTTGACTCTTAAATAAATATTTTTTAGCAACAAAGTTCTTGTCTAGCAACAGTTGCAAAATGACACATAAGGTACGCATGTACCACAACCACTATCTGTTTCGTCAAGCGAACACCCATACGCTCTCAATTTAGTAACAACATCGTAATGAGCAACAAGATTAGTTACAATAGGACCAGGAGGAACTCTTTGTATTGGTGTTGAAATTCTGGTGTATGTTTTAGTATATGTTGATGTGCATCTTGGACCAAGCGTATCATTAATTATAGTTTCAGTCATTGAAACAGGTGCTTCTCCAGCACCACAAGTGTGATAATAACCATAGCTCTCAGTCACTCTGGTCCACTTGTAATCTCCCACAAAAGTATCCATTTCAATTTCAAATTGAGGTCTACAGAAGGGACAATCTGTGGAGACTTTTCTGTCCTTACAAGAAAGTGTGCCAGTTGCGTTTTGTCCAAATTTTGACTGACAACTTTGACTGGGGCTGCTACAATTTGGATTAAAGAGTGAACAGGTACAATCAGGAAGACTAGATTCCTCAGTAGTTAATTCATAATATTCGTATATAGTGCAAAACCTTTCCTCACAAGGAGCAAGACAAATATTACCATCGCAGGTTGTACCAAGACCTTTGAAATCTCCCAATTTAGTTGCTTGTCCATCAGAACCATATTCCGTAAAATTATCACATTCGCATTGAGTGGTATTATCGATACACTCTATTCCAACCCAGTCAGGACATGGATCCTCTTCTGTTGGTGTTCCTGCTATTGAAACACAACAAGCACCACGACATCCAATAATTCCTGTAGCTCCTGCTGTGGTTAAATTACAATCACCTGATTCAGTCCAAATCCAATCTCCTCCAGTTTTGCCAGAATAACCAGTAATAGGATCTCTAACAGCATCCCAACTTTTTGCATTTTTATTTGCACATTCACATTCTGTTATGTTACTAATACAATCACATACATGTCTTTTTGATCTAGTGGAATTTCCTATAGAAGGTGCCAAACTAGTATTAGAAGAAGGAGGAACAAAGAATTCACTCGAAGGGTCTGAGGAGCAGGCTGTTTCGGGACCTGATTCATCACTACTAAAAAATTCTCGTAAATCACAATAAAAATTAGGATTATTAGCTGAAGCCTTTCTGATATCTCGCCAAGAAGCGTGTTTGGTGCCATTTCGCACTAAACCCAAATAAGATGTTTTAACCTTGTATATAAGTCTATATTTAGATTCAGCAGGAAATTGTGGATCACATTCTTTAGTGAAGTCAATGTCTTTATCAGTGATCGAAGGATCAATATATCTATTCAGTATATCATTGCCGCCTTGTCCAAAATAATAGTCAATAATAGTGTTGGTGTATTCGGTTTTACTCTGACAACCTGGAGCACCACATAAGTCTTCAGTCCTCTCATAGTAAAAAAGATCAGTTCTGTATAATTTACAAAAACCTGGTGGAACATCATCTCCAGGATCATCTTGATCTTCAGGATAATTTGAACCACACATAGTTTCTGAACATTCTGCTTTATCTGGGTCTTCGCAGGTAGTGGGGGCACCATAAAGAGTCCAAGTTGCTTTTTGTTGACCTAAAATATTATAAGAATCACATTCACTTTTAGTTATTTCTTTAATACAATCAATTTTTTCAAGATATTCTCCTGAAGATGAAGAGGGATCATTTGGATATACGTAACCCTGGACACAACAATTGCCAAGAGCTTCGATATAGCAACAAGTTCCTGTTGCACCGCTTGTATTTCCGCTTCCATCGGGAAAAAAACAAGTAATTCCTTTACAGCAACATGATCGCATATATGTCATAATAAATTTTTATAAAGTTATATTTGGCAACGTATTAGCAAACGACGAATTATTAACTAAAGTTGGTATAAACGTACCACCTCTAAGATCACATTGATATTTAGTGCTATTATTAAACTGAATACCATTTATTAGGCAGGTATTTAAAACGGTATCTGTTATATCTACAACTAAATTTGCAGAAGTATTATTCGATTTAATGTACAAATTAACTATTGAAGGTGACCCTATTAAATTTTCTGAAATTGCTGATTGTTTTAATTCTATTATATTTTTACCATTTAATATTGAAGTACCAATAACATCGTATCTTGTTGAATTATTTTGCGAATTTGGATTAACTACTTCAATAACGTCCCCTGCAATTATTCCTAATTTTTCTAAAGAATTATTTCCAATACCTGTTGGTGATGCCAATGCGTATCGTTTGGTTGATGCGTTTTGACCTAAAGTAACACCACTTGTTATTTGTGGTGTATCAATAAAATATGTACCATAATAGATATCGGTTGATGTACTCTTATCTGTTGTGGAATTTACTGTAGCAAACACATAGTTATTTTTAAATTCGGAAAATGTTAAGCTGGAAGATAGGTCTGCTTCTAATGCTTTAGCTTCTTGTAAATAAGAACCACCACTTAAAGTAATACCACTAGTTTGATTTAGTCCAGCAAAAAAACTTTTGAGAAAAGTCTTGTCGCTGAAAGAAGCAAGACTATAATCCAAAATAACTTTGTTTACTGAATTTTCAGTGTAAAAAACTACATTTGGTTTTGATGTCAGAGTGGAGGTATTCTTATATAATTCACTTTCGTAATTAATAAATTGAAGAAAGTAAAAAATATCTGATCTGGCTAGCGTATACACCACTCCAGGAGTAGTGTTTTGGCTAACCGAACCACTTTTTGTATTTCGGACAGACATATAATTAGGTTGCTATGTACGTAAATGTAGCCGATCCTGCAGTAACACCAAACGACACTGTATTCAAGTTATTAGATTCGATAAACAATATTTCGCCACTACCCAGAGCGTAAGTACTATTTGTTGTACCATTTCCTTGAATATTAATATCAATTGCAGATTTGTTCTTTACCGTAATACCAGTTTTAAGAGTTTGTGAACTCAGAGTTACCGTATTACCAAGAGTCAGACCAAGAGTTCTGGTTCCTGTATAAACCGTGCTTGGGCGTGTAATGGTAGTAATCTGTGTCTGAACAACAGTTCCAGTAAGACCACCACCATTCATGGACTTACTAATATTTTCTGTATTAGTAATCAATGAGCTTAACTTGGAATCTACAGTTAAAATATTTGTATTAACTGATTCTAGATTTACTGCAACTGTTCCGTCTACCACAACCTTGTTGCTCAAAGCTCCAGCATCCGTTACAATGACTACTGGGATTGCTTTAGAGGCTCCTTGAGTACCTACTACACGAACTTCTGGACCAGCAGTTGCCCCAGCAATATAGAACGGAGACGATTGACTGACACCAACCACGGCACTTACGCTGATTGTGGCAGTGATACCAGCACCAATAATATTAACGTTTAATGCGCCACCAGAAGATCCAAGAGAATTACCGCTGCCGTCTCTTAGCATCACAGGAATATATGTGCCTCCTGCGCTGTTGTAGATTGCAATAGTATCATAATTTTTGTTGGATGGAGGCAGATAAGAAACCGACACTGTGCTTCCAGTAATTGATACACTGTCTGTTGCAAAAGCCAGTCTGCGACCACCAGTAATACCGATAGGGTTGATCAAGGAGAATGTGCTTCCGCCGTAAATCGTGATACCATTTGGAATATTAACATTTCCAGTAATACCCAATAATACACCATTGGTTGTTCCTTGAACATTACCATTGATCTGTACTTGAGCATAGCTAGAATTGGTAGTACCGCTAATAACCAAAGGAACGGCGGTAGAGCCAGATAATCCGTTTATAATCTTGAAATTACCAAGACCACCAACACTACCAGTGATTCCTATGGTGGCAGTGGCTAGTCTGATGTCTACGGGAAGTGGATTACTTGTGGTAACTCTGTTTGAGGCAGCAGTATCTCCCCAAGCAATCTTACTTACTTGAAAATGACTACTGTTTACGTAATCGGTGGCAATAGCAGCGGTAGTTCCTGTAACATCAACAATTAGATTCGGGTCTGTATCGGGCATTTATTTCTCCAAGTATTATTTGTATTATTCATGAAAGCTGTTATATATATGTGTACTATGGTCCTATTTTTTGATAATGAAACCCAAAATGATTTTTGTCGTCAGGTTGAGAAGTACGTAGAACAATGGAATTCAACATATATAGATGCCGTCATCAGTGTATGTGAGTCCAAAGATCTGCCTGTCGAAAGCGTAGCTAAATTTTTATCTAAGCCTATTGTGGAGAAAATCCAACAAGAAGGCGAAAATTTGAATTTTCTACAAAAAACAACAAAATTATTATTTTGACTTGACAACCTTGTTTTTGCCTGTATACTATTCTTACAAAAGGAGATACTACATGTCATTTAAAGATTTGAAGAAGAATTCGTCGGATTTCAGCAAACTCCAATCTGAGTTGGAGAAGCAAAATAAAACTAACGATTACAAGGATGATCGTATGTGGCGACCAGTACTGGATGCAGCCAGTAACGGATATGCCGTAATTCGGTTCTTGCCAGCAGTACAAGGCGAGGACATTCCATGGGTTAAGACTTATCAACATGCATTCCGTGGTAAAGGTGGCTGGTTTATTCATAATTGTCCAACAACGCTTGGTCAAAAGTGTCCAGTATGTGAAGGCAACAGTGAACTTTGGGCTTCGGGTACTGAAAGCGATAAGAATATTGCTCGTGATCGTAAGCGTAAGCTTTCGTACACTTCTAATATTTTAATCGTGGAAGATCCAGCAAGTCCACAAAACAAGGGCAAGGTTTTCTTGTTTAAGTACGGAAAGAAGATCTTTGACAAGATTCAAGAACAAATGAATCCTGAATTTGCAGACGAATCAACAGTCAATCCGTTTGACTTTTGGAAGGGTGCTAATTTCAAGTTGAAGGTTCGTAAGGTTGAGGGTTATGTTAATTACGACAAGAGTGAGTTCAGCGCAGCATCTGCTGTGTTTGACGGTGATGATGCCAAGATTGAAGCTTTGTGGAACAGTCAGTATCCACTGAAGCCCTTTGTTGATCCAAAGGAATTCAAGTCATACGCAGAACTCAAGGTGAAGCTTGTGGATGCCCTTGGCGGCAATCTTCGTAGTGAAGCAGGTGAAGAGGATACATTTGAGTCAGACACAAAGGCTCGTCAAACAACATCATCTCGTCGTTCTGCCCCCAAGCAGGAAACCGAAGACGTTGATGTTGATACGTATCTTAAGTCACTTGGTGATGAGTAATAATTCAGAGTTGTCTGAGTTAAAAGAAACCCCCAGCAATGGGGGTTTTTTATTATGCTATATTTGCTCTCCAACTAGGCATTTGTTGGTAATCACGACGTAATCCACTAAGAAAATCTGTACTAATACTAGTTACGCTTTGATTGTTATTAGTAACATTAGCAGAAGAAGCATTCACTTGACCCTGACCTTGATTTTGGCTTAGATCTCTTGCGTCTTTTAGGTTGTTGGCACCAGCAATCATACTCATAACTTTTGCAGTTTTTGATTCTATATCACCAATACTACTACGATTAAATGCTGCAGATTTAGCTTGCGCTAATGCTTCCGTAAACGATACTTCTCTCTGTCTTGGTGCAGGATTTTGTCGTTTAGGAGCTAGATCTTGATCCTGCTTAGGACGACCATACCTTCTTCGTAATAAATCTCGTTCTCTTTCTTTATTAGATTTTTCCAATTTATTTTGATCTAAATCTAATTCTTTTTCATGAAATTTTTTCATTTCAGGAAGTTGTGTGGGTGTAAAATGAGCATTGTTAGTTTTAGGTTGGCTTTTTTGCTGCGGATCTAGATTTAAAGGTTGGCTTTTTTGCGTATTTAAATTTTGTTCTTTATCAGATTTTTCAACTTTACTTGGTTCTAAATCTAATTCTTGTTGGTCAAATTTCTTCATTTCTGGAAGTCTTACAGACATAAAATAGGTATCACTTGTTTCAAGTTTTTCTTTTTCTTCTTTTTGTGGATTTATCATTAGAAGCTCATTTCTGTGGTATTATTTAGTCTGTTGGTTTCTTCTTTTAAGTGATTTCTGATTTGTTCCAAGTAAACAGTTCGTTCCCAAGGAATCATGGTTTCTATCTCATCTAGGCTGTAATGATGATGATACTTCATTTGGAAGTTTTGGCGATAGTATAAATCTAGCGTCAAGTGATCAAAAAAAAAATTTATAAAATTAAACAGACCCTTTATCTTTATTTGTCTGGTTACACCGTCAGAAGTCTTGTAATCTGAAGATACTTGAATAGACGGCAAAGAATCAAAGTATTCAATGATCATATTAAATTGCTGTGGTGTTAGATTTTGTATAAACTCTACAATTTCCTTCTCTGGCTTGTCTTCGCAATTGATTACTTCTTTTTGTGTTTGAATTTGCTTCAGACAAGAAGCAACATAGGAATAAATTTTATCAGAATTTGTATTATAGTCTGGATACTTTATCAGGGTTTTAATTGTTGGGGGAGACATAATCAATAATAGATTATTATTAATTTTTATTTTTGGGCTACTTTTAGGCTTATTTATTTTTATATCATTCAGAATATTGATCTTCAATATAGCATCTTCCCCTGTATCTGGGCATTTAATGCTAAAAGATTCAATTTCTCCTAATGATTTGGCTCTTAGTAGCAAGAAGGCATGTTCAAAATCAGCAATACTTGATTCTTTGGCAACAAACCCGTCAAAGCAAGAATTAATAATATTCATTAAAGTTTTAAGAACACCAGTCTTGTCGTCAGAGTCTTTTACCAGTAAAAGAGACTTTTCTTCCAAAACAATCATAGGTCTGAAACACACAGATTTGCCAGACACCAGGGTTTCGCAATATTGAGGAAATGATGAAGTTATTAGATCTTTTAGAGCCATAGTATAAACCTTAAGTAATTGTATAATATCTATACATCATATCAACAATAAGAGTTAGATATTGGTTTGGTGTATCATTACTGAATTGAGTAGGAATAATTTGCTTTGGATAGGCATCGTATAGTGTAATAGTTTTAACTACATTATCATTTTGATCTAGTGCTTCTATTTCAAGTGTTCCTACAATATCAGTGAAATATTGCACTCTGGTAGAATTTTTATTTGTATTACCTGTGTTAAGAAACAAAGCATTAATCCAAGAATCAAAAAAAGATCTAATATTCCATTTTTTATCTACTATGAATTCTATGATATATCGATCATCATAGTTTCGTCGAATTGGTATGCTGATTGGTGGACCAGAAGGAGACATTGTGTCTTCGTAAAATATGATAGATTGTGAAGGAGTCTGTATATTTGAAGCAAATACCGTAAATGCTGTGGGAGCAATCTTTGATCCTCCAGGAATACTAGTAGGAGGTAATATATCGATACGAAAACGATTAGATTTTTGAAATCCAGATGCAGTTGAAAATGCAGTAATTAGTGTAGTAATATCTGATTTTTGTGGACTTTGAGGATTGTTTGGCATGTTATGCTCGGAATAAGTTATCTTCTGTTAAAATCTTAAAGACCCAGCCTCGTTCTTTGCAATATATTTCTGCAGCCTTCCATTTGCATGTATTAGTTTCGTAGGTAATACATTCATTCAGATGTGCTCTTTTGTTCTTTTTTGGTGTTGGTTTCACTGTTTGTTTTTTTGGTTTGATTTCTACTACGTAAGTTTCTATGATTCCGTCTTTAACTGCCTCAAATAAAAAATCTGGGTAGTATTGGTGTAATTGTTTATCTATAGTAGATAGGTAAGGAATCTTCAATTCTTCGCTACACCAGCGAATAATATTTTCATTTTGGTCTAAATACTTACAAAACTTGCGTTCCCAGTTAGATCGACAAACAATGTTGTCGGCATTGCCTACATATTTAGACACAAATTCTGGTTTATATTTGGTTTTGTATGCCATAATCCCAACTATATATCTATACAAATGCCAGTAGAATTTACATTTCCACCAAATACCCCTAATAATAATAGGAATTTTCATCAAGACATTCCTGTTTGGATGAAGTTTTATTGTGCCGATTATAGTACATTTGCTGGAAACCGAACTAGAGATAGTGTTACAAGTAGAGCATACGTAACTCTGACAATTCCTTATCCACAACAGCATAATACTTTAAATTCTCAAAATTATCAAGCAGGCGGAAGTTTAAACGTTAGGGCAATAGAAAAAGGAATTCTTGGTAATCTAATAGGCGAACAGATTGCTGCAACAGCAGAATTAGCCAATAGTTTTTTTAGTGGTGGTGGAGTTTTGCGATTTGATCACTTTGAATCTATTCTTAGTCCAGGAGCTAGAAGAACTCATACATTTAATATCAATCTAATTTCAAAAAGCGAAGAAGAATCGTTTCAAGCTAATAAAATAGCTTTATGTTTTCAGACTAATGTGTTTCCTGTAGCACTAGACAATTATTTAACCATGCGACATCCGCCTTTGTGGTATTTTAAAAGTATAGTTACCGACATACGTGCCGATCCAGGAGACGAAATTCAAACTGCCTGGGATGGTCAGCCTCTACCTTGTGTTTTGCGAACTGTGGATATTAATAGATCACCAATTTTAAATACTCCATTTATCGGATCAGATTTTAAACCAGTAGCACTTAACATTAAATTATCGTTTATTGAACTGGAACCAGCTCTTCAAAAGGGAGACGGATCATTGAACATTATAAGTCGTTCAGAAAGGTTGGCTTGACCTTAAATGTTTGAATATTTTCCTAAAATTCAATATAATTTTGACGGAATTACACAAACAGTAACCAATATATTCAAATCCGTCAATGTTACAGTAGACCAACAAGATAATGTAACAACAAGCACCACAATCCCTGGAGAAAGACCAGACCAATTGTCAGCAAGATTGTTTAACCGAACTGATTACTTTTGGTCTTTATTTTTAACTAATGGCATTAAAAATCCATTAAGGGAATGGGCACAATCACAGGATAGTTATACGGCACAGATTGAAAAGGAATATGATGGCTGGTATTATCAGTTTGCAAATACCTCTAATTATCTTCCAGGTGTTACTGCCTATCAAGATATTAGTAAAATCGATGCGTATCAGGGAGTAGATCTAACTGGCATTAGTGTCGGAGATTTAATCATTTACGAAACAGGAACTGGACCATTTTCCGTTAAGTGCTTGGGTGCTGGTGGAGTTACTTCTTCTGCTGATTGCGGTAGTCCTCAATTCGGGCAAAGCCTAATACCAGATAATTTTAATAAACAACAAGACGTAGTTCAGGTTTCTGCTGGAGATTACTTTACAGCATGTCTAGATTCTAAAGGATACATCTATGTTTGGGGCAAAACTCCATCTTTAAGTTCTGCTAAATTTACTCAAAATGATCGTTTGTATTCATCTAAAGACGGCAGATATTCTTTCATAGATGCTACTGGAGAAAATCTTATAGCAGTTTTAGACGGATCATTAGTCTGTTTTGGTGGCTGTACTGCGTTCAATACTAACTATTCTGGTCAGACAGGAATAGTGAAAACTTCGTGGACTGCTCGTGGTGTTAGTGGTGGTGTTGCTATTAAATCTGATGGTACGGTAGTCGATTTTGGTTTAAATGGTCCTACTGGCGTTACCCTAAATGATATAGCATGTGGATACGAATTTTGTGTTGGTGTTTTAGGAAATACAAGAGGTGTTACGGTTTGGGGTAGTAACACCTATAATCAAAAATCTATTCCAGGCGTAACAGGGGTTACGGCTATTGCTGCTGGATTTGGTCATGCATTAGCAGTAACTGATGATGGTACTGGTTATGGTTGGGGATTAAATACTAATGGTCAAACCACAATTCCTTCTTCTGGTTATGCTTCTGTTTCTGCGGGATTTAGGCATTCTGCTGGGTTAAAAACTAACGGAAGCTTGGAAGTATGGGGCAGCATAACCACATACAGTAAAAATAGTGGTTGCACAGGAATAACACAAACAGTAAGTGCCACAGGATTAACAGGTGCCTTTTCTCGGATATCTTCAGGTAACGATCATATAGTACTCAAGGGCTCAGGAACAAATTACAAATATACTGGTGTTGTTGATTCGGTAGATCCTGTATACAAAAGAATCTTTGTAAAAGCTTACCAATTCACACAAGCAACGCCAATATTATTAGACGATCCTTCAGGAACTATTGTTTCTTTTTGGAGACTTAATACTAACGGTAGATATGGAGAAATAAAAACTATCCAGCATCAATTATTAACTATTGGAAAATATTTAGATTCTACCATTTATGTTGACCAAGCAGGTTTAATTTTAGATCCAGTTGCAGGAAATAATTGGCAATCTATTTATTTGGTGGATCACCAAACGCCAGACACTAATGAGTCATTTATAACCCCAAGAAAACAATTATTAGATATAGATCTATACAACAAAACTCAAATTGATCATTTAAACAAAGATCAAATTGTGTTACTAAAAGAACAGATAGGTAATTCCTTACTTACGGATGATGTTATAAATATAAAAACAAGTGAATTAATATGATATCAAATACTGAAATTAATTCTCCAAATATAACAATTACTAGTATAGGTATTCGTAATAGCTTTGGTGTAGATTTTCAGATATTTCCAAGAAATAATAGCACTGGTGTAAGTGATGAATCTTTTTTATTAGACGAACTAACAATTAAAGAAGATATGTTTTCGGAAGCTGTATTTGGATCAATAAGCTTTTTTGATTCTTCATATATTGTTGATCAATTAAATTTAACTAGTTCTTTAGATAGTGTTTATTTTAAACTAAATGCGTTTGATACTAATCATGAATATAGAATATTGGACGTAAATGTTGCATCAGACCTTGCCAGCAAACAAGTACACGGTCCTATTGGCACTGTAAACAAAGTAACCATACGATTTTCTTCTGATTCGTTTATTAATAAAAATTTTGATACTTTGTTTGATGCAAATTATATTGGAAAAATTTCAAAAGGTTCTGGTTCAGAGTCAGGAACACTATCCACACCACCAGGCTTTGACCAAGCAGAATACCAAACACACGAAGCTAAGATGCAGGGGTTTGTTCAGCATTTAATGGAAAAGTATAATTCAACAATAGGTATTGCTGGTCAAAAACCTCTAAATGCTGATGATACCCATAATGATATTTGGGTAAAGACCGAGAATTTCTTTTATCCTTTATTTAAAATAGGAAATAATTTACGTATTTCTCAATTAATGAATTATGTTTGTGAATATGCTTGCTACAAAAAGAATCCTAAAGCTGTTAATTTTTTCTTTTGGGAAGATACTCAAAAATGGAATTTTAAATGCATTGAATCTCTGCTATCAGATCCGAATAATTTTAAAGGATATTATAATTTAGCAGGAGATAGAGGTCAAAGTGAAAATTATTCAGATACTATAGTTGCGATGGAAGTTATTAGTGATACTTCTCCTTTGAAATTGTATGATGGTGGTGCTGCATTTAGTGAATATATTAGAGTAAAACCTGATTGGGGAAATCCGTATCGTGGATTTGTAGACAGCACAAACAGTCTTCTTCGTGAACAAGTAACTTATAATTATAAAGACGCTGCGGGTACCAATACTGCTGAAGGTGGATGGAAAAGAATTGCACCATGTTCTCCATTTACTGATTTTATTTTAAACAAATACAAAACAAAACAGGACTATGGAACTGTCAGAATTTCTGATTTAAATTACGGATTTTACAGTAATGCCTATAACGCAAAAGACCTTCCTTGGTGGAATTATTACGATTTTAGTTCTCCGCATGGCTATTTAGGTGATAAGATGGCATTACCCGAAGCAAGTGGTGGATACGATATTCATAATAAACGTGATTTGTTTGATAAACATCCAGGATCCAAAGAAGTTTCTAGAATTGATTCTGAATATTGGCAAGCACAATATGATTTTTGTGAATTACCTGGAGCATTTCTCAGAACAATTTATAAAGATATTAAATGGGCATTAACTGAAGCTAGAACATTTTATGCTGAAGCCAAAGCAGCAAAAAAATTATGGGACGTTTATCGTAATGTTATTTGTTGTGATTCTGCTTCTAGTTCAAATGGTAGTTTTTTTGCCATTCTTACTAGTGCAGAGGAAGTAACTGCTGGTCCTCCAGGAGGCGTATATCGTTATGATTGGAGACAAATTGAATTATGGCCTCGATCAGAAGTAGATAAAATATCAGATACATCTTATGAAATTATAGAATCTAAAAATATACCTTATCATTTTGTTTTTATTAGCTCAAAAAAGCATGCTAAAGGTAGCGATGCGTATAATTTAAATGAACTTTTAAATTCTTATATTCCTACAAGCAAAGAAAAAGGGAATAAGACTTTAACTATGGGACCTGGTATATCTGTTCCTACTAATACTATGAGTTATAAAGATAGAGAAGATACAACTTCATATCCAAAACATTTTTCGATGATGCCTATTGGTGAATATTTAGTATCAGAAAAAGGAAGTTGCGATCCTTCAAGATATTATAGTGGTCAAATTGTACAATTACAGGCAGTATCTCCTGATTCTATGTCAAACATTAAAGGTTTTACTACTGGTTCTAACAAACAAAAATCTAAAATTTATGTGTTTGATGCACAAAATGCTCATGATGGTATTTGTGGAAAATGTTCGGGAGATTAATAGGAATATAAAATATGAGCAAATTAATTAAAACTTTTACATTTTCTAAAGATGATTATGGTCCGATTGGTTCTAGTACTGAAAAAACATATGATGTTATTTTAAATAAGGATTCTTCTGGAAATTTTGAAATTAATGATTTAGGACCTTGTATGAATCCTAATGGTTATGTTTCAAATGTTGATTGTCCAGAAAGCGATCTTCTGTGTAATTGTCCAAAAGAACTAAAACCAAATCAACCAGAACCATCTGATATATCTCTAGAAAACTTAAAATATAATACTAATGAATGTAATTTAATAATAAAAAATCTTTCTAATAGATGGTTTGGAATTGATTATTTTAATCCATCATGTTCTTATAATTGTACTGATATTAAAATTGAAGGTAGTTCTTCTTCTGGGTTTACGGGTATTAATGGTGGTGGTGATACTAGTTCTGGTTCTAGTGGAGGAGATTCTGGTTCTGGTGAAGGAGATTCTGGTCCTGCAGACCCAGACAATGCTCCAATAAGATTATTATATAAAGGAGAACAATTTCCTTCAGAATTGTCGGGTTCGTCTGGTGAAGGCTCGTCTGCTGGTAGTTCATCTACTGCAGGTTCGTCTGCTGGTCCTAATTTTAAACATTATCTGGAATACTCTAAAACAAATGCTACTTTTTGGAACACTCCTAAAGAAACGCCACTCTATCGAAAAGCCCAAACCGCCCTATTAACGTATCAGCGAATAAAAATTGTTGTGAATGGGGATTTTGATATAAAGCCAGGCAATATTGTAGGCATAAACATGCCGACTCCAGAAATGCGTAATATAAGAGAAACAAGATTTTATGGAAAGTGGATGGTTTACAAAAATGAACACATAATTACTAGCCAAAAGCACTCCATGATTTTATACCTAATGAGGGATGGTAATTATCACAATCCAAATCAAGTATTCAATATAAACATAGAAAAGAAGGTATAATGAACACAACAGTCACAAGATTTACAGACATAGACTTTCTTCTTACTAAAAACGACTTAACAAATGACGTAAATATTAAGTATGATGCTAATGCTATCTCACAATCTATAAAAAATATCATACTAACTACACAAAAAGAAAAACTATTTTCTCAATTTTTTGGTGGAAATGCTTATGATTTAGTGTTGAGTTCTCCTTCTCCTTTGGATATTGCCAGTAAACGATCACTTTTTGCAGCTGCTATAAAAAATAACGAACCAAGAGTCAATGTTCAGAGTATAAATATTACGGATTCGGGAGAAGGTGGTTGGCTTATAAAGGTATTATATCGCACAACTTACAATCAAACTAACCCTCTTAATACACAACAAATTGTAACAATATCACTATAATAAGAAAATAAAAATGGCAAATCCTAAAATAAACATATCTTCTCTTACTTTTGATGACATTAAAACCTCGTTAAAAGCCTATTTAAATAATCCAACCCTAAATCCTCAGTTTGTTGGTTATAATTTTGATGGATCTGCCTTAAATACCCTGTTGGATATCTTTTCTTACAACACACTATTTTATTCTTTTTACAGTAACATGATTGCCAATGAAACCTTTTTGAGTACTGCTAGCCTAGAAAGCAGTATTGTTTCTTTGGTAAAGCCGCTAGGATATTTGGTTCCAGGCAAATCATCAGCTAAAATTCAGTTAAACGTGTCTCCAGCTTCTGGTAGTGTTACCGTTAATCCTTATTCTACTGTATTTACTGGGTTTAGTCCTTCTGGAGCTTCCTATTTGTTCTACTCCACTGAAGAAGTTTCGGTAGCCTCTGAGACCGATTTAAGCATATATGAAGCAAAATCTGTTGTCAACAATCTAGAAGTAACTGTTGATATCACGGAACAAAAGGTATTTTTAGGGAATACCAATGTTGATATTAATACTTTAACAGTAAAGGTTAATGACGTTGCCTGGACAAAGTATAATACGTTTCAGAGCAATCCAGGATCCGAAGGTACGGTTTATTTTCTAGATAGAACTTCTGGTGGTTTTTATATTATATTTGGTAAAAAGACTATTAATGATTATCAAACAACCTTTGGTAAAACTATAGCAGAAACAGATGTAGTAACAGTATCCTATCTTATTCCTTCTGGTGCTGGTGCAAACAATATTAATTCTGTCACTAATACTAATCTGGTAGTAAACAGCACAATACCGTCTATTGGTGGTGCAGATGGTGCAGATCTAGATTTGGTTAAATTCTTTGCTCCCAAGATGTTTGCTGCTAATGATCGTGCAGTTACCAGAGACGACTATTACGGAGTATTGTTTAATTCCGACGTTCTTCCAACCAGTATTACCACACAAGATCAGGTGAATGTATGGGGCGGAGAAGAAGCGGATCCTCCAGCGTATGGAAGAGTATTTGTTTCTTTTGCAGACGAAACCTTGGATAAAACAACGCCATCAATTCAGAAATGTATGGAATTTTTAAAAACTAAAAGTGTTGTTACTGTTATTCCAGAATATGTGGAACCTCAATTAATAACAGTAAATTTAAATATACTTCTTGGAAATGCTAGAACAACACAATTAATACCAATTCAAAACACTATCAACGACTTCTATAATACCACGAAAACATTTAACGACAGCATTAATATGGGTGATATTGTGGACCTGATCTCTTTAGGATTATACCCAAACGTAACTAGCATGTATCTAGAATCTGCCTCATTGGTATTAGAAGTCTACAGTTCATCGGTATCAAAAAATGTATATTTTAAAAATGAATTTGCTTCTGTGACTAGTATTTTACCAGTAGGATCTGCAGTATATTCAGGCAGTTTCTTGTATAACGGAAACACAATTATTCTGAAGGATAAACCAACCATATTTGATGAAAACAATTTTGGTTTAGAGGGCGAACTTCACGGATATTCTGGTACTACTGATGTTGGTGTTCTCGGATATGTGAATTACGTTTCTGGTTATGTCACTATAGACGCTAACGTTCTTCCAACATCAACAACTACATCTATTACGGCAATTCCAAAATATCCAGATAACATTGTAATCAAGAATGAATTTGTATTAATAGCAAACACCACAGTAAGAATATAAAATATGTTTTTCTTATTTAATAAAAATATTCCGAATAAAAATTATGCGGTTAATATTAATGTATCTGGAATAGATGCTGAAATAATCACAGCAAGTATTAGATCTACCGCTCAAGAGATTTATAATTTTTATACTCCAACTCAACAAATTACCACATCCTGTCATTATCCGTTAAACATTGCAGAATTATTTCCGTATTGGTTGCAAAAAGAGAGTGCCAATACCACGAGTCTAATTACCCTAACTGAAACATACTACCAGTGGTTAAACTGTAACACGCAAGACATTAATGAGGTAAGCTTTCTTCGTTTAGAAGACCTTACAGACTTAGAACAAATGCCAGGGAATTATGTAAAGCATTTAGCCAACACCTATTTAAACGCTTTACCGTCTGAGTTTATTAATAGTGAAGATTATACTGAAGGTATTATTGATGAAAGTAAAGTAAGAAATTTAATAGACAACGTAAAAGTCAACCTTTATGCTCGTAAAGGTACAGATGAAAGTTTTAAATTTGTAATAAATGAATTATTTGACATAGATCCTGACAGAATTACAGTTTCTTATCCTAAGAAATACGTAATGCGTCTGAATAGTGGTCGATTTGACGGAATGTCTGATAATTTATCGGATATGACCGACAGTTATTTGAATTATTCTGTTATTTATGATGCAAATAATCTGTGGCAAGATTATTCTTATGTAGTTAATGTGTCTGGATTGACTGCAGAAAGTTACGAAACCACAGTTCGACCCCTATTACATCCAGCAGGAACCGTTGATTTTTATCAAACCAGACAAGACATTTTTAATAATTTACAGGATTCTATTGTTATTGGAAAAAATGAAATACCAATTATAAAAAATTATCGAGGGTATACTCTTGGTTCTAGCGAGTCTCTTGCTGTCTGTTATGCTGGATTTACTTCTGCTCCAACATACACATTCCCAACATGGGATCAAGAAATTTATGATAAATACTATATTGGCATGACTTTTGGCATGATAAATATAGAAGACTTTCTATTGTTATCTCCGATATCAGGCTATACCTATGCAAACGAAACACGCAGCGTCACTACTTGCCCATAACTAAAAGAATAATCCACCATGACACAACCCAACTTATCAAACTTAACACTACAACAAGTACCAAAAGAATTATTCTTGATCCTAGGCGGAAACAGAACACCAATTGATGATGGTTTTGATCCTCATGCAGACGCTGCTATTGCTCAAAGAATTCCAGAAAACAAGAGATGTTTGGTTGCAAACAACAATATATGGCAAGCAGGAAAAATCTATACTCCCTGGACATTGGAAGCTACACAAAATTATTATGTTTTAAATCAAAGTAATAATATAGTGTATTTGTGTGTAGGCGATAATTCTAATAATGTAATAAACGGAACAGTGCTTACTTCTGCCGTTATTCCAAACCATACTACTCCCACAGTAACTCTTTATGATGATGGTTACAGCTGGTTGCCTTTATTTAAAGTTGATCCTAGTCAGTATACCTTTATTAATAAAACAGATCTTCCTTTGTATGACATTTCCGTGAAACAAGAATATACTACCTTTGCAGAAAAATACGAACCTCTTTGTGGATCAGGAGTTACTAGTTTTGGTTGTTGCTGTTTATATTTCAAAGATCCAAGCACAGACGAAATAACCAACGAAGTATATCTTCAGGGTGATCTAACTAATGAAACTATATTTTCTGATTGTTATGAATGCCAAAAACTGGCTGATAATTTAGATCGTCAGGCTATATTTTTAAGAGGCTTGACTGCTGGTGGTATTACCACAAGCAATACAGGAGAAAATCCTTTATGTGCTGCTACCACTACCATAAAAACTTTATCAGAAGAATTAACAGAAAATAAAAATACTTTTACTCCAGGCAGCAGTAACGAATTTGCAGTAAAACTATTGTCTGAATTTTCGAGTACTAACGGTGTTATGACTGCTCGTATTGATTTAACTAATCTGACACTAGCTCAACGAACACTCTCCAGTTCAAATCCAATTGTCTCGATTATAGATCCTATTGGTTCTGGTGCTAGTGTACAGTTAAAAACCAATCAAATTGGTGTCAATTCCTACGAAGTCTACGGAATTGAAACATCCGCATATGGTAAAGATTATTTACTTCCAGATCTTCTGATTAGTGGAACCACTGCAGGAAACCCATTAAATACCGCAATTACTCTATTTACGTTTCCTGATAATATTTTTGAAAGTACAGAGGTTTTAGTTCCTGGACAAAGGTATAAAATTAATTCCACCATACTAAGTACAGATATTTCCAGTGTTTCTGGAATCGACAACATAAATAAGTATGGTATTCTTGCTAATCCAGGATTTACTTCAGAAAATGGATCAGCTCAGTTTGTACAAAATAGCGCAACAACTACTACTTTGGAATATCGTGTATTCCTTGGTCTTAAATCAGATTTTCCGTTGTGCACGAATGCATAAGGACTAATATGGCAAACACAGATCCAGTCAAAAGTATAAATCTTTCTCCAACTAGCTATGCTACGCTTAATGCTTCACAAACAGCTCGCAATTCAAATGCAGGAAATTATCAAGTATTTTCTACCCTAAGAAAAACTAGTAATGGAAAAATTACATATTCTAATACAGCTGATCAGTCATGCACCCAAACTGGTTTAGTTGCTTATGTAACTGATATTCCTGGTGCTATAAATCTTGGTGATACGTGGATTATTGGTGGGGAATCATACGAAGTCAAATGGATAGAACCTGTTCCTGTTATCGATAAAACCAAAGGAAAATATGTGTCTACTGGTGTTCTGGATTTTGGAATATCTACTGGAGGAATATCTGGTGGTGCTACAGGATCAGTAAAAGCATACAACTTCGATATTAGCATAAATACATTCACAGGATAAAAATAACCACAAATGAGCATACCAGAACCATTTAAATCAGGATTTCCACTCAAATCTAACCCATTTCGAAGTAGAATCGAATCTCAGATAAACACTGCAAAAAATTATTATGCAGTAGCTTTTCGTCCTGGTTTTCCCCTGCAAGCTGCAGAACTTAACGAAATGCAAGAGATTTTTTACGTTCAGCAGACTTTGACTCAAACCATGATGTCTTCTTGGCTCACCAAGGTGATATTTGATGCTCAAGCTGGTGGTTCGGTAGAGGGTCCAGGTTGGGATGGTTGCACTCCTCTCAATCCTAATCTTATTAATAATTTGTCTAGTGGCACAATCACCTTATATGTTCTTCCAGGTTGGTACTTGGTGAAGAGTAGAGATTTTAATGGTGGTCTTGGTGTTTGGGTATATAATCCAGAAGAGCTTCCGTTGATTCAAAATTTTTCTAATACTTCTGCGGAAAGTACTACTGGTTATTACGGAATAAGAGTAAAACCAATAACTATTTCCTGTACTTCCACGGTTCCTGCAGGAACTAATGAAGATAATTCCATTCAGGATCAAACCAATATTAATGTAATTAATGGTCCATGTGGTGCTTCTCGCCTGCAATTAAAAATTATGGGATTCGGACACAGCTCTACCGTTGCTACAGGAGAAACTTTTCTTCCAATCTGTTCAGCAATTAATACTCCATCAAGCGCAGAAGTAAATTTTATAAACAATTATCAAATTTTCAGACAAGATTATATTACTTAACAACAACAGGATAATTACAAAAAATGCCAACGCCAATCACATCTCTAGCTACTACTGACACGTTTAATACGTGGTTTAACTCCACCAATACAGTTATAACTGCATTGAATGGTATTAGTATGTACAAAGGATTTGCTGGAGATGGTGTTAGTATCACTTACGATACATCTGGTAACTATACATTTAGTCATTCAAATACGGTGACTACTGGAGTAACATTTAACGGAAGTGTTTTATTCAATGGCGCAGTTTCGTTTGCTGGTGCTGCTCCTTCAATTTCTTCCACCACAATCAGTATTTCTCCTGCAGTCGCAGGCTTGACTTCTGGTAATATCGTAACTACACATCCTACGTTAGGATTGACTTTAGCAAAAGCAGATAGTGCAAGCACATCTGAAGTTATGGGTATTGTTGTAGCTCAATCTGCTTCTGCCACAACAGTCGCTGTTAGTGGATCAGTCAATAATACAGTATTCAGTAATACAATTAGTAATGCATTAGGAATTTCTGGTGCCACATTAACCACTGGACAAGCCTACTTCTTGAGTCCAACTGTGGCTGGTGGAATCACAACAATTGAACCAAACACATTTGGTCATGTTTCTAAACCTATTTTGCTAGGTATTACAGGTAGTGCTGGTTCCATACTTCCGTATCGTGGCATCATTATTGAAGGTATTAGTGCTGGTATTACTGCGGAATTAGATAATAAAGTAATTGTTGAAGTAGATTTTAGTACTAATCCTGCTGGATTTACTACTAGTAATCAGGTTAAAGTAGGAGATACTTTTTGTGTTGTATACGATAACGGTGATTCGTTTGTTCAATTATTGAGTAATTACGGAAATTATAAACTTGCAGGAAAATTAAATTCCTCTTCTGGTATTAATTGTTTTGTTCCTGATATGTCTACTGGATTCAGCAATTCAATAGGTGATTTGCTTGGATCTAATTTTTTCGGTCTAGTTAGTAAGGTTATTACTACCACAGCAACAAAATATATTTTAGAAATTACTACTGTTGGTGGATCCTTTAATTGTAATATTGCTGATTTAGATTCTAGTTTTTATAGTTCGTCTACAGATACTGGTTCCTATTCTCTTTTTGTAGATACTACTTCAGGGTTAATGGGTCTTATTCCAAATTTATATTCTAACTCAATAGATTATAAGTTTTTAGACCTTATTAGATTAGATGCAAGTACTGCAAAAATAGTTCTAAGTAAAACACAGAATACCAGAGATCTTGGTACGTATGGTTCTTCTTCTGCATTTACTAGTTTTGCTGCATTTGGTGGAGGTGGAGGATCAAATAGCGGAGAATATGATAATCTAATTCCTAATGGCACATTCAGTATTTGGCAGAGAAACGCAACATCATTAACTGCTGGTAACTTAAACACATACAGTACACCAGTTGCTGATCGCTGGTTTGTTGTTAAAAATGGTATTACTGGAACAACTGCTTCTATTTCCAGACAAGAATTTTCTTCGGATCAAACCTCAGTTCCAGGATCTCCGTTATACTATGTTGATTGTAAGTTCCAGTACACACAACCAAGTAGTTTAGACAAACGACCAAAACTAGAAAACATTCAGAAGGAAGCACGGCTTCTTCAGAATCAAAATGCTACTATTAATTTCTGGGCAAAGTCCACAATTGATGGATCTACTCTGGATGTAGTCTATAATCGATACAGAGACGCATACACCACTACTGCAGGCGTTACTACAGATCTAGCTAATCGTGTATTAGTTGGTACTGGTGGTGTAACTCTCACTACCTTCTGGTCGGAATATGTTTACACCTTCCCTGTCAGTACTTGGGGAACTACATTAGGAGCAACCCAAAGTGGTTGGTTTGCTGTAGGATTTGAATTCCCAAATTCCACTACCACTATTAGTCTTGCACAAGTTCAATTAGACTTTAACGGAAACACTGGATCTGTATTTTATGTGAGTCCAACCGCCGAACTAGAGCGATGCAAACCTTATTATCAAAGAACTTATGATCTGGGACAAACTGCAGGATATGCTGGAAGTTCCACAAATAACGAAAAAGTATTGCAATTAGCAAATCTAAATTCACAAACAATTTATTTTGTTGATTTCCCAGTAGAAATGGTCAGCAGTCCAACCATTTCCTTGTATGCACCAAACGGAATATTAGGTGATGCTTATAATATGAATTCAGGAAAAAATATGGCAAGTTCAGATGCTACAACAGTTTCGTATCCATGGACAACAACTACATTTACACGTGTCAGTAGTTCTTCATCTTACGGAAATATTTCTGTTGGCTCTACTAGTAAAAAGGGAATGGAAATTTCCATACTTAATGGAGCAGCATCTTTGGATGCATTAAAGTTCCATTATGTTGCAGATTCAGATTTAAGTTTAAACGTATAAGGATAATAAATGGCTAATTCTTCCAGTTCACAAAATAGCAGAGTCTTTGCCCCATATGTTGTGTTGGCACAAGATACTTCACGTCTTTTCATCACCATAAAGACAGGAGAAGGTTATAGTATTGCTAGCGGTATTACTGCTGGAGATGTTATTCGATTTAATCCTCAATATGCTGCAGCGGGTATAACTGGACAATATGTTAAATCACAAGCTAATACCGACGAAAATGCTGAAGTTGTTGGTATTGTTGAAAGCAAAGCAAATAATATTTACACCGTTGTTACACATGGTTCTATTTTATATCCTGCTAGTCGTTTGACTGGAATTTGCGGAGCTGGTGGTGGTCTTGACATTCTATTTTTAGATTATAATGTTGCTGGTGGATTGACAGGAACTATCGATCTTAGCACTACTGGGGAAAAGATTATTAAACCAGTGTTTCAGATAGCTCCTCATAGCACATATAATGGATTAGTAGTAAACTACATTGGCTATAAGACAGGAAATGCAGCTACAGTATCATCAAATCCAACAGGTGCTGGAAATGTTCAATATGTTAATGCTAGCGTTACTCCTGCCAGTAATTGGTTGGAAGTTAGTGTAGACCGAACAGTTCAGGTTGCAATGTTTTCTGATTTGTATGGAGTTTACGGAAAAACAAATGGTCCTTTCACTGAAAAGATTACTGTGACATCTACACCATCCAGTGCATTAATTGGTAGAACAATATACCAATTAAGTGGTGGTAGTCAAATAAACACAGGTACAATTACGAGTGTTGATACTGGTAACAAATACATTTACGCACAAAAAGTTTCAAATGCATCATTGATGACTGTTCCTGGAACAGTCTATGTTGCTACTAGCGGATCTGGGCAATTATTTTCAGCAACAGCATCAGAAGTTTATGAATTTACTGTTCCTGCTGTTGTTAGTAGTAATGTGATAACTCAAAATTCATCTCCATTAATTCCTTATGTAGAAACAACTAACACATCTACCGTTAGTGTGCCTGGAGCATTAAGTGTTACATCAATGAGCGTATCTGGAATTTTAGAATTAGGTGACATAACAGATGTAGAAACTCGCATTAATACTATGCAATCCCAAATTGATACTATAAA